GGCATTAGCCCTAATGTTGTTCACTCCTATGATGCATCACACATGGCTAATACTATCACTCATTTCGGTGGTTCTTTTGGGGCTGTCCATGACAGCTTTAGTACACATGCTAATGATGTCGATAGACTTCAACAAATAACTAAAGAAGAATTCATTAAGCAATATGATACTGATAACTTCTTTAACGTATTACAAGACAATCTTATGAAACACAAAGATACTTTCACTTACAAACAACCTGATCTTGGTGATTTAAATATCGCTGACATCAAAGATTCCCAATATTTCTTCTGCTAGGATAACAATAATAATATGAATATCAAAATCGATTACACCAGAAACAAAGACTTTAGTGAGCAAGCATTAACCTTATTAAAGGACTATTATTGTTTACCAGATGAAGATCCACAAGATGCTTTAGCAAGAGCTGCTATGGCTTATGCTTATGGCGATAAAGAATTTGCACAAAGGATTTATGATTATGCTAGTCGTAAGTGGTTTATGTTTAGTAGTCCTGTGTTATCTAATGCCCCTGTTGGTAATGAAGCACCCAGAGGACTTCCTATCTCATGCTTTCTTACCTATGTCGATGATACTCTTGAGTCTCTTATTGCACATAACTCTGAGGTCTCTTGGCTATCAGTAAAAGGTGGTGGTGTTGGTGGTCATTGGGATTCTGTACGTTCTTCTTCTGATAAATCTCCTGGACCAATCCCATTCTTAACAGTAGTAGATTCACAAATGACTGCTTATAAACAAGGCAAAACTAGAAAAGGTTCTTATGCCGCATATCTTGACGTATCCCACCCCGACATCATTGAGTTTATTTCTATCAGGGTCCCTACTGGTGGAGATTCTAATCGCAAGTGTTTTAATCTCTTCAATGCTGTTAATATTACAGATGACTTCATGGAAGCAGTGGACTCAGGTTCTTTATGGGAACTTAAAGACCCCCATAGCGGAGAAGTTAAAGAAACTATCCCAGCCCGTGAACTCTGGCAGCGTATTATCGAAGCCCGTTTCCGTACTGGTACTCCATATATTAACTACATTGATACTGCTAACAGGGCTTTACCTGATTCTCAAAAACAACTTGGGTTAAGCATTCATGGTAGTAATCTCTGTAATGAGATTCACTTACCAACAAACAATGAACGTACCGCTGTATGCTGTTTGTCTTCAGTTAATCTAGAGAAGTATGATGAATGGAAAGATACTACTATGGTAGCTGACTTAGTTAAGCTACTAGATAATATCCTTGAGTTCTTTATTACTCACGCTCCAGATGATATCTCTAAAGCTAAATACTCTGCTCAACAAGAGAGAGCTATTGGTCTCGGTGCTATGGGTTTCCATGGCTATCTACAACTACGACACATTCCTTGGGAAGGTGTTATTGCTTCTGTAGTGAACAATCAAATGTTTGCTACTATGCACAAGCAAGCAGAAGAAGCTACATTACAGTTAGGAAAAGAACGTGGTGAAGCTCCTGATATGCTTGGTACTGGTCGAAGGAACAGTCATCTATTTGCTATTGCCCCCAATGCCAACAGTAGTATTATCTGTGGCTGTAGTCCTAGCATTGAACCTACTAAGTCTAATGCCTTTGCTCATCGGACTCGTGCTGGAGCGCATCTCGTCAAGAACAAATACTTAGAGAAACATTTAGAATCTATTGGTCGTAATGACGAAGAAACTTGGAGCAGTATTATTAATCACGATGGTTCAGTACAACACTTAGACTTTTTAGATGAAGTAACTAAAGATGTTTACAAAACAGCATTTGAATTAGATCAGCATTGGGTAGTAGATCATTCAGCACAACGACAAAAATATATTTGTCAAGGTCAGTCTGTAAATCTTTTCTTCCCTGCTGGTGTGCATAAGTCTTATGTTAACTCTGTACACTTAAAGAGTTATAAAGATGGTTTAAAAGGTTTATACTACTTACGTACTTCTGCTGGTGTTAAGGCAGATAAAGTAGGTGTAGCTAAACAACGGGTAGCATTGAAAGATGCTGATGAATGTCTCTCTTGTCACGGATAATTATATGAGCTTAACGAAACACAATATTACTTACAAACCTTTTCAATACCCTTGGGCTATGGAAGCTGCTACACAACATGAGAAGATCCACTGGATCGAAGATGAAGTTACTTTAGGTGACGACATGACTCAATGGGGTAGCAAGCTAACTCCTCAAGAAAAGAATTTGATTACTCAGATTCTAAAACTATTTACTACCTCTGATGTAGTTGTCGGTGGTAACTATGCTGAGTTCTATATCCCTTACTTTAAGAACAATGAGATTCGTTCTATGCTGTTATCCTTTGCTAGTCGTGAAGGTATCCATCAACGAGCATACTCCCTGCTGAATGATACATTAGGTCTACCAGAAGAATACTACAATGCTTTTGCTGAGTACGAAGCTTTGGCAAACAAGGTAGAGTTCATGCAGGACATTGATATCTCAACACAAGCTGGTGTAGCTAAAGCTATTGCCCGCTCTGTATTATCTGAGGGAGTATCTTTGTTCTCTGCTTTTGCTATGCTCTTTAACTTCTCTCGCTTCGGTAAGATGCCTGGAATGTGTACTGTTGTTGAATGGTCTATCAGAGACGAAACACTACACGCTAATGGCATGGCTAAACTCTTTACTGAGTTCTGCAAGGAGCATCCTCGGATTGTTACAGACGAATTCAAGTCGGATATCTATCAGATGTTCCGTGATAACATTAAGCTTGAAGACAAAGTAATTGACTTAGCCTTTGAGATGGGTGCTGTAGAAGGATTAACTGCTGATGATGTTAAGCATTACATTCGTCACGTAGCTAATCGTCGGTTAGTTGATCTTGGTCTTAAGCCTAATTGGACTAAGATTAAAGACAATCCGCTACCATTCATGGAATATCTCTTAGGTGATTCCCATACTAACTTCTTTGAACAGCGTGTTACAGACTATAACGCTGCGGGCATGGAAGGTGATTGGGGATGGGAAGAAACCCTTAATAATCAAGAAGATAATTTAGCTCTGCTCTAAAGGAAGAAGAAACTTTTTCCTTGGAGAGGACCACTGTGACCTCTATAAATATAACAGCAAGGGGACTTTAAGGTCCCCTCTTTTATTCTTTATCCAACTGAATGCTACACTTGCGTAAATCCTAAATAATACTAGTTAGACTAGGGAGCAAGGAAGACAGGCGTTCCACGAGTGCAAGTCTCAAGTTGGAGACCTACCTATACAGGAGTATTATGAAACAACGACCTAAAGCACCTAAGTTTAAAGACAACAAGATTATTCGTAGGAAGTTCCTCAATAAGAAAGAAGGACTTGCTGCTATTGAAACATACGTATGTACAGAATTTGATTCTATATCTGCTAGTGTAGAAATCTCTGATTGTAATCGTAAGATTAATTTAGATTTCTATAGTTATAGTTCTTCTATTAAAGATAATAAAGAACGACTAGATAAATTAGATACTCTAATAAATATGTTACAAGAATTCCGTAGCGATTATATCATGGCTACAGAAGAATTAGTTAAGCGTAAACCTATCTACGAAGCTTATCGCAAAGAAAAGAAGGCTTGGCAACAAGCTAATAACGAAGAACCCTCTATTTTAGATCAACTAGACCTATGAACCCAGAACAACAACTAACACTAGAAGCAATTGCTATCCATATTACCCGATTGAATATTGCTTTAGAAGCTTTCCCAGACAACCCAACTGAAGACCAGATTAAAGCAAAAGAACAATCAACACAAGAAGTTGATTATTGGTTAGCAGTATTGCGTAGAGCAAAAGGATTAATGAAATGATTGACAAAAAACTAAAGAATTTATTTGCAGATAATTTTACTGTATACACTAAGGCTCATGGCTATCATTTCAATGTGGTTGGTCCTGACTTCTTTGAGTACCATAAACTATTTCAAGAAGTATACGACTACTTATACGAACAACATGATGTTCTCGGAGAACTTCTCCGTCAGAATAAAGTAATTGTTCCTGCTGATCTCCGTTCTATTTGCGAATCTACAGTAATGGATTGTGAGTTTGGTAATCCTCCTGCACTAAAGATGATTGATGATCTCTACAAAGACATTGAAATGCTTATTGCTTCAGCAGAAGACTTGTATAAGTCTTGCGATAATGCTGCTATTGAAACAGTTATTGGTGACTACTCTGTAGGCTTAAACAAACTCTGCTGGTTCTTGAGGTCAAGCAAATGATCTACGTATATGGTGGACAGTCTTGTAATGCTTGTGAAGGTGTAAAAAGTTCTTTCGACCATGCTGGTGTTGAGTATATCTATGTAGATGTATTCAACCCTGATATTAACAAGCAACACAAAGATAATTTCTTCGGTGGTAACTTCAGATCTATCCCACAGATCTTCCGTGATAACAAGCATTTAGGTTCTACATTAGTAGTACCAGATATTATTGCTGATTCACGAGGACAACCACATGAACCAACTTAACAAAGGATATGTATGACACAAAAGAGTTACAACATTCAAGCACTTCGAGGTCATGATTACTCTGACACGGAATTCCAACAAGATATGGAAGATGCAGGGGTAAGTATCCCTGACGAACTACTATACAAGCCAGCTATCAACGACTACATGGCACAAGCTATGTATGAGCAAAACATTGATGGTCTTCAAAATCAAATTAACCCTAACACTAATCAGAATTATACTGCTTCAGAAGCTGCACAAGAAGCCCAAGCATTACGTAAAGAAACATTAGACCACGTTAGTGAGTTGATGAGTATTAAGCAATAAAAAAACCCCTTCAAGATTTCTCTTGAGGGGGTTTAAAATTTGCTACGTTTATTATTATATTTTTTAATTCATGAAGGCAATCATACCAGCACTAGCAATACGATCAACTTGTGATTGTGCTTTTCGTTTATCAGCAAGCCCATCATTAATCCATTTCTTAGCTTTAGAATTCATATCTTTGTATGTCATGTAAGATTTAATCAATGAAGATATTTGTGAACCTGTTAATTGAGCATTAAAGCTTTCATTAGAATCACGATTCTCTAAGTAAGTATATCCGTACTTTGCTAAATCAGATTTAAATTGCTTTTGTTTATCAGATAGTTGTTTATCTTTAGCTGATGGTTTGCTCTCTTGCTCTAAGATATATTTAAATTCTCTATCTATATTAGCAAACAAACCATAGTACTTACTATTACGATCAACAAATATAGTACCAATCTTAGACAACTCTTCAAAAGAATTATCTAATTTCTTAGCAAAGTCTTTCCAAATAGGTGTTTGAATATCCCATTTAAATACTTCAGGTACTGCTTTGTTATTGGCATAGTACATTACTTGTGCTAGACTTTGTGAATCAACAATGAAGTTATCAAATACTGGTTGTAAAAACAACATATCAGCTGATTTCTTACCACCATTAACCGCAATCATTGTTTTAAGTAATACCATAGATTCACGATACTGCCCAAACAAAGGACCAATCTGATTAGCTGCTGCTGAACCAATATCAGGTACATAATGAATTTCTTTACCATGTATATCTGGGATAGTCTTAGCTTTAGCACGAGCAATAGGATCAAAACGACTCTTAGTCATTTGAATCTTCTTAGCATCACCATTAGGATTAGAAATCATTACAGAATCACCTGTAGGGATAAACATATTACCACCTAGTGGTATTGTTTCACCCATCATACCTTTAAATGAGAACATTGTTCCTACCATTTGCAGTGTACGAACCATATCTTTAGGTAAGCTATATTGGAATGTGTCTGTAATAGATCTTAATGTAGCTCCGTAAAGTTCATTAATTTTATCTATTGCTTGAACATCATTAAAACCTGTAATAGATTTAAACTCATCAGCAAACTCTGGATTCTTAAATAAGAATTTACGAGCATCATCTGCGTGGAATTGAATAGCTTTACCATAATCAGTAGTAAGAAGAACAGACTTACTAAAGCTCTTAGTAAACTCTTTGTCTCCTGCATATTTCTTAAACAAATCAGTAACTTGTTTTTGAACTTCAGGTCTAGAAGAATTAAACACAGCTCCAACAGCAGTATCAGCGCAAGCATCTGTAAAGAACGAACGAGGATTACCGAATGGTTGAGTAGAGCTTAATTCATTATCAATGTAATTCCAAATAAGACCTACACGCTCTAATACATCTAAGTTACCAATATCCATAGCCATGAAAGCACGTCCAGCTGAATTCTTATCAATAGCAGTAGTAACAAACGGAGTAAATGCCCCGCCTGTTAGCTTAGCTTGTTGGTAATTATATGAGTCAATATACCCTTGCAAACGATAACCAAAGTTTTCTCTATTAAAATCAGGATCGCTAATTAAATTATTAATAACTGTTTTTAAATCTGGAGGTAATTGATTGATATCAAAATCGCCAATAGAAGTACCAGCAAAGTCAGCAACAGCTTTCTTACCATTATCAGAGATCATCCGAGTAGCGGCTATAAGCTTCTTACCAATGTCAGCCCATTGAATTAGCTTCTCTGGAGTAACACTTTGCATGATAGACATAGGTGTTTTATCATCTGTATCAGGAGACATAGCGTGACCAAGACCAAACAAAAAAGCTATTTCAGCAGCTTTACCTTGAGGTCTTTTATCCCAATTGTTATTACCAACAGCTTGCCAAAAAGATTTAGCTTGCTGATTAGAAATCCCATTAAATGTTTCTTTGCTAACCTGAATAGGGGTAGCTACAGGTACAATTACTGCTCGCTGTATTTTACTTCTTTGTAGATTAGCATCAGTAGAATCATTGTACAATCGATGTGTTGAATTATCTTCAAAGTGTGGAGAAAATCTTAAATTACCTTCTAAAAAGTTAGTAGATAAATACTTAAGATCACGATCCATATCAGCAAGAGCAATAATAGCTTCACGCTCACCAGCTCCTTTACCATCTAGGTTAAATAATCTAGCAGCACCTGACTTCTTAGCAACCTTCTCATCTTTAGCTTGTCCTGTTTCTAATTCTTTACGAGCTAGCTTAGCCAATAAACCAACAATAGTTAGTTTAGCAGCAGGAACTTGCATAGCAATAGAACCAGCAATACGTTTAGCCTCAAGGATTTCAGGAGGAGTTTTATATCTCTCACTATCAATAGATGGTTTATTACGATCTGGCTTACGAATCTTAGACATTACTCCTTGGTATTCACCTGTATCTGTTACAGGGAATATTTGTGAACGACCACCAGAACCCTCAGCTAGTTTATTAACTAAACCACGAGAGTTCCAAGCAAGTTCTGTTCCTTTAGGAGTCAGTCTTAATACTTGTTTACCATCTTGATTAGTAACTTCTGATAAAATACCAGCATCAATAGCAGAGTTTAAAGCTACTTGACCAGCAGCTTCATTACTAAACATACCTTCTTCTTGAACAGAAGTCTCCATACCAGCAACAGCTTTAGAAGCTCTTGCTCGCTCATTAAGAGCCTTACCTAAGAACTGCGCACCTTGTTCAGGTGTTAATTCTTTTTCTACATCACGTCTTGTTTCAGGATCAGCATTATCGTCTAGATTTAAGAAATCAGATAGATCAGATTCCGCTGAAACACTTCCACCTTCTTTAGTAGCAGGAAGCATTTGAATAAATGATAATACAGAAGTAGCTAACGTATTAGCTGCTTGTACTTTATTATCAAGACCAAGACTGTTTTGAATATAATTTAATCCAGTAGTTCCTAATGGTAATTTCTTACCATCTCTAACTTCATAACCAATATCTTGTTTAGTAGCCGAGTTAACTAAACTATCTCGTGCGTGCCAAATAGAACCTTCTTCAGGAGTCTTAATGGCTTCACCAAAGGTTTGCTTTAGTTCTGCTCTAGAATCCCAATCGGTATTAGCGTAGTTAGCTCGTTGTTGTTGTCTAATTAGCTCTTCACCTTGTAACTCAGGAGTAATCTCTAGAGTAGGTGCGTTAACTAATGTAGGATCTTCAACAGGCGCATCACTAAATTGATATCCTTGGAAAGGAGTTTCAGCAGGAGCTTCTTCTACTGGAGCCACTTGTGGTGGAACTCCAGCAAAGTAATCCTGTTCTGCAGTAGAAGGAATTGATTGAACCTGTGGTACTTCCCTTGCTAAACGCTCTGAGGGTAATTCTACCCCAAAACCCGTTTGTTGTGGGACTGCCACATTTGTATTAATATTAATAGCCATTATTTTCCTCCAAATTCTTTCTCTAAATAGTCACCTAATTGATTTATAGGACCAATGACTGGTGCTATACCTGCAACCTTCTTGATTGGTTTAGTTCCTTCATCGCTAATTACTGCATTAGCAGCTTTAGCAATCTTAGCTCCAAAGGAAATAGTTGGAGACTCACCTTCTAATATATTGTATAACTTCTCAGCAGCATTAGTTGATTTCTTTTCTACTAAAGGATTAACAAAGTTAATTACTCTTTCACCTGTACCAGTTAAACCAGTAGCACCAACAAATCTCTGTAAGAGTTTTGCATCGTCACCTTTTAACCACTCAGGAGGAGTCTCACCATACTTAATCATATCTTTAATCATCATAGATAACATAGTTAATGCTAACATAGTAGCAATAGTAGCTACTGCATTACGCTGATCAGCAGAACCTTTCTTAGCTAAGTCTCCGTAGAGTCTAGGAAGAATATTTGCTGTGAAAGTAGAGATGTAACCTTGGAACATAGTAAACATTCTTAAATGAGGGTTACTATAGAACTTAGGGCGATTCAAACTATTAGGATGAACAACAGCTTCATTAACAAAGTTGTATGTGCCTCTGTCCATCATCTCTTGATAAGTCTTTGAATCAATCTCATTTGAATTCATAACAAAAGGATCAACACCAATACGAACTAAATGCTCATAAGCATCTTGTTCATCTTGTGTTAATTGACTCATATCTGCTTTAGCTAAAGTATTTAACCAGCTATGAATAGCATCAGCACCTATTGCAAGACGAGCATATCGAGTAGCATTAGTATATCCTTGTAAACCAATAAGTTTAAAGAAACCATTAGTCCAGTCTTGGAAGTAACCTGAATGTACATCATATCTGTTTGCTGTATTCTGATCACCTGTAGCAAAGCCTAAACTATTTAAAGCATCTCTACTAGCTAACCCTTGAGTATGTTCTCTTGAACCAATCTCTTTAAAGATGACTGACATCTCTTGAGCTGTATTAATAAGTAAACGCTTATAAGCCTTCAATGCTTGTGGAGCATTTAGCCCACGCATTACTTGAGCAGCTTCAGGAATAGAACTAATAGTAGCTAACGGAAGAGAAGCTAATGTAGAAAAGAAAGTAATAGTATCAATAACACCATTAACCAATGGGTTCTCGATCTGTTTATACTTGCCTTCTCTCATAAGTAAGAAGTCTTGAATCTCTTTAGCCATATAAGAAGCTTCTGCATCAGTGATTTCTTTTTCTCTTACAGCAGCAGCTAATAGGTAAGCTAGGTTAGAACCATTATCACCAATAACATTCTTGTTAACATGAATAACACCACCTCTATGGGCAAGTGCATCAATATTATCAAAAGCATTTCCAGTTAAATATTTGTTTAACAAACCTTTATTGTTAGCATTGTTTAAAGCTTTAACTAAATCTTTTTTATTACTACCCTTAAAGCTATCTAAGTTAAGGAAGTCATCTAAAGAATCTTCAGCAGTCAAATTGTTTTGATTATTCATTACTGAACTATAAAACTCTTGAGCTTCTTTTGGATTTAAGTTTAATGCTGATTGAATATCTCTAATAAAACCTTCTCTATTACGAGCAATAAAGTTTTTGTTTAATGGTCTGTTATTAAGCATATCATTAATAGAAGACTTTAAACCAGTCTTATTATTAAAAGCGTTAACAGTATTATCCATACGATTAGCTAATTCAATAATTGAATTTTTGTATTTAATAATTTCAGGGCTTAGAATAGAAGAATCTACTGTTGCCGAAGCATTTTTCAGATCAATATCTTTATTATTCTTTTTAAATCGAGTTAGTTCACCGATATACTTTGCCACATCACTGCGATATAACATCGAGGATATTTCTGACAAAGTCTTACCACCGAAACTATCTCTTATTTCTTTTATATTACCCATATTACTACGGATACCACCAGAAGCTAGCTCTTGAGAAGCGAATAAATCACCACCATTAACAGCGTTATTAGAACCAAGTATCGTAGCTAAAGTACCTGTGAATACCCCACGATGACCTCTGTCACCAAGGATAGTATCTGAATACTTACCTACCAAAGAAGATAATCCTTTGTCATGATACCAATTCTTTACTGTTCCAATAAATCCTGATGTTTCTCTTTTAGATTTCTCTATCTGAGCAATTTGATCTAGAGAAGTTACTTCAGGAGTATTAAGAGACTTATCAATGATTTCATTAATAGTAGGCACATAGCCCCCTTTAGCTCTTACTTCTTCTCTGAACTTTATATCATTTACTTTAACTGTATTATCAGGACTAGTAAAGGTTTGATTAACTGCTTTACCTGTAGCAGATAAACCACCACCAAGTAATGCACCACCAAAACCAGCGTTTAATAATTGATTCTTTAACTCTGTTGTATCTTTAATTTCACCTAAATTAGTACCTAAGTATTGAGCAAGTTGCTGACCTGTTTCTGTAACAGATTCTGCTAAAGAACCTTCAGCACCAGCCTTAACTACATTCATTAATTGTGCAGTTGTTTTCTTAGTAGCATCAATGATCTGTTGTTCAGCTACTTCTTTAGCAATACCTTTTTTAACTAATTGTTCTACAGCTGCTTCACGAACTGCTTTAGAGCTTAATGAACCAGCAACACCCTTGATACCTAATGAATCAAGAGCAGCAGAAGTAATACCCATAGACAAAGCCCATGCAGCGTTCTTCTGAGTTTCAGGTTGATCATTCCAGATCTGTCCTGTGTAGATTGCTGCTGGTACACTAAGAGAAACTCCCATAGTTGCAGGAGCAGCAAGTGTAGCGGCAATAGAGGCTACCATTTGAGGAGCACTCTGGGCAGCAGTAGCTACTGAATAATCAAACAATTTACTGAAGCTATCAAGCTTCCATTTACCTGTAGCTGAATCAAATGCTTCAGCGTTCTTAAGGAAAGGTAAATCGTTTAATTCATTCTGTAATCTCTTACGATTAACATCAGACCATTCTTTTGTTGGTTCATGGTCTAAAGAAGTTGCTAATAAATTAGCAGCACCATATAAGCCTTGTGCCATAGAATCATAACCAGCTTTTAAACCAGTCTTAAGATTACTACGAGCATATCCCATCTGATCTTCTTCAGGGCGAATGTAAGAAGCACCAGCGTATTCTTCTGGGGCAGCTCCATACATCTTAGCTGAAGTAGCAAATGGTTTTGCCTTGAGTGGAACTTTAGAAGTCTCTGCTGTTAAGATATCAGAATATAAATCACCGATATCTGTATAAGCGAACTTACCTTGTTGTGCTAACTCAAAGCGATTAATTGCATCAATGTCTTTACGTATAACACGATCTAAGCGACCCATGTTTACTTGATTGATTTGTTCTTGAGTACTGTATTGAGTAGGACTAATTAGACCATGCGATAGTAAGTAGTCAGTTAACTTCTCACCTTTAGCATTAGTTAGGTCACCTACATAGCGAGTACCAGTTGCATCTTTGACCTTATCATCATAGAGAGGTTTATCGAACTCTCTATCTTTAATAACTTGTTGAACTAATTCTTGTTGCTTTTCGCCACCAAATTGTCCAGCTTTAAATAAACCTTTTTCCTGATCAAACCCAGGAACTTCACGGGCATTAACCCCTTGCAAACGCACTTTCTCACCCGAAGGTAAAGCATATGTGTCAGCATCAACGAGATAATTTTCATTAGATAATGAGAAATCAGGCTCTGTTTGAATCGGTGTGTCGGTATTAGTAGGAGAAGCATCTAAGCCTTTACTGGCTAGGAATTCTTCAAAGGATTGCATATAACCTCCTGTAGAAAAGAAAAGGTACTTTCGTACCCTTTCTTTTTATTTGCGTTTATTACTTTCTTTAATACGATCTTGAGCGAATAAATAAAAACCAGATAAATTATCTGTAGCTTGTTTATTATACAAGTTACGAACTGTTTCTGAACCTTGCCATTCATTCTGGAAAGCTTTATACTGGCTAATAACTAGATCATTAATCTTAGCTTCAGGAGCATCAGCATTAGATTTCCTTAATACATTTGTTAACTCATTCTTTTGCTCAATCAAACGATTAGCTGGAGTAAGTTTGTTAGCTGGTGTTAGGAACAAAGTATTATCCATACCTGTCTTAGCCATAATAACTTGCTTATCAATATAGTTATCGATAGATTTAATAGTAGCACCAGAGTTAGCTCGCTTCTCATTAATCATATCACGAGTAGCTTGAGAGATAATATTATTCATTTCATTCTGCTGTTCTGGTTTGTCAGGACTATAACCCCACTCACGGAACTTAGAAGCAGCTTGACTACCAATCTCTGAACCAGTAGGCATACCACTACGCATAGGATTAGCTTTATCGTCTTTCTTACTACGAGGTTGACCTAGCTCATCATCAAGAATATTCCCTGCTGTTTTACCGATACCTTCACCCCATTGACGGAAACTATTTGCTTGACCTGATGTACCAGCATCCCTAACAAAAGGAACAAAGGCACGATTACCAGCAGCTCTCTGCATTTGAGTCATCTCTTGACCTGATAAAGAATCAATCCATCTTTCTTCACCAGATAAGGGTTCTTTATATTTAATAAAGTTAACAGGAGTTCCTGCACCAACACCAGAGTCAAAAGTCATTTGCTTAGTTTCGCTAGTAGGCTTAAATCCAGGAGAGACTAAATTACCATTCTTATCCCTTATAGCACCTTTAGTAATCAAAGCAGTATCTTGAGCAGCTCTTTTATTAGCCATAGCTACATCCATCTGGGTTTCTCCAAGAGCCTTTGCAGCAGCACGCTTATCAGAAGAAACTAATGTATAGTTACCTGCATAACGAATAGCTTGAGTAGGATTGTATCCTAAAGCTCTAGAACCAGCAACTAATAAACCAAATCGAGCAGCATCTTGACCATTAAAACCAAGAGTATCTTTAACGAAAGAAGTAACAAAGTTACCTAACTCTTTAGGATCTTTAATAGTATCCCAAACACTACCAACAGTACTAGCGATAGAATCGCCATACTTCTCAAGTGAACCTTTAACTTTCTCTGGTTCATTGAAAGCAGAGTCTTGATTACGAATAATCTGTTGTTGTTGAGTACCACCTACAGGAGGGATTGCTCCCATGTATTTATCTTGTTGAGCGTAAGCACCTTGAGGTGTTTTAGCTTCTACAACAGGAGGTACTACTACATTAACAGTAGGAGCTACTGTCTCTGTTTTAGGAACAGGAACAACTACAGGTTTAACTTCAGGAGCAGCTTGCCCAACAGCTTTAATACGGCTAAGATCGTTCCCTTGTGGGATAATCTTATTAAGCATATCTTTAAAACCAGACATAGCGTCGCCACCAATAGGCTTACTAAACTTAGTTCCTTCAAGCATGTTTGTGTTAGCAGTAGTCGTATCTGCTGCATTAGCTGAACTAGAACCAGTAAGAACGCCAATAGCTTTTTCAGCCATAGAACGGTTCTGCGAAGCAGGTCCTGCTAAACGAGCATCAGCAATAGCTTTAGTTTTCTCATATCCACCATTAGCTTTAATAGCTTCATTACTAAGCTTACCTGACTTGATATATTCAGCAGCACCATCAGCACCTAAAAAATGGGCTAATCGAAGATTACTTTCTGTTGGTTGGATATCTGATTTAGCTAAACGAGTAGTATTTAAACCACGCAATACATCATTAGCTTTAGTTTGATCTGCTACAGATAATTCAGTAATAGGTTTGTCTTTAAAGAAAGGATCAGCCTTTTGAATATCTTTATAAGTTCCAGCAGTAATACCATAAGTACCATACGCACTAGACTTATTAGTATCATGGTAACCAATATTAGGATTACTACCTGACTCAGCGCTAGCTGTATAAGCATTGTAATCTGTAGGAACAACTTGTGTAGGTACAGCAGCAACAGGCGCTGGCGCTTCAAACACAGGAGCTACAGCATTAGGATCATAAGTAGTTACAAAGTCTTGTGCAATTGGTGCAGGGATTTCTTGTACTTGTAATGGTTGTTGATCGTATTGTGTTTCAACAGGATTACCATATTGATCTAATACTTCTTCAGTACCACCTGCATAACCACGCACATGAGTAGTACCATAAGCAAAACCTTTAGGCTTTGGTACAGAGAGATTAACATCTGAGCGACCTTCTCCAACCATAGCTTTAATAATTGGTTTGTTTTTAGGATTCTGAGCAGCTTTCTTAGGGATAACTGCTTCTCCTGGAGTTAACAATGCAGGAATTTTATCTGAAGGACCAGCTTCAGGGTTTACAGGTTTACCCATTATAGGAGGAACAGCTCCCATTTTTTGCATATGTTTTTCATCAGACTGTTTCATCTTTTGATTATGAGCCTGGTCTTTACGTCTTTGTTCTTTGCGTTGAGCAACTGTCTTACGAAGCTCATCAAAGAGAAATTTGAAATCTTCTCTTTTTTGTTTTCCTGATAAAGGAGAGTTCATATATAGTTACCTTTTTAAGTTAAATATCCACCAAGTTCACCACCAATGTACGAGCCTAATACACCACCAACAAATGTACCAGCGGGTCCAAGCATAGAACCTAGAGCAGCACCTGCGTAAGCACCAGCAGCTTTACCACCAGCTTTACCTACATCACCAGACTTCATTAGCTCAATACCACCAGCTAGTGGTCCCGCTAAAGACCCTGCAGCACCTTCAGCTACAGCAGTACTAGCAGCTTCTGTTGCAGCACTACTAGCGGCTTCTGTAGCGGCTTGAGTAGCTACTTCAGAACCTACATTTGTAGCCATATTAGTAGCTACGTCAGTTGCAGCATCTGTAGCAGCACTAGTAACAACATCAGTAGCAGCATTAGTAGCTCCTTCTGCCAAAGGAGCAGCAACCATTCCTGAAGTAACATCACCAACTGGAGTATTCTCTGCAATAGTTGCAGCAGCAGAATCAATAGGTGCAGCTGGAGCAGCAGCAGTATAATCTAAAGGATTAGTTACTGCTGTTTCCGCTAATGGCGCAGAAGAATAACCTTCTTGGATATCTTGGGCAATATACGAAGCATCAGGGGTTACTGGTGCTTGCGATCCAATGTAAGCATTTTTAGCAAGATCATAACCTTTTTCTCCTGCTTTAATTGCTTGATTAATACCACCGCTAAGAGCACGATTAACAGCCATGTTTTTAGCTGTAGAAGCTACACTAGGAGGTCCTGCCTGCTCTCTTACTGGAGCTTGTTGTGTGTCTTGTCTTTGATATTGGATACCCTCTAAAGGAGCACCCATCATCATTCTTCGTTTCTTTTCTTCTTCGTCTGTATCCCAGATATTTTGCATTACTTACCTCCAGGAGCACCAGCTACTGCGGATTGTTTAGCAGGAGTACCATAGATTGTAGAAGCATAACGATTAAGAGCTTGCCAATCAGAATCAGCTTGTTGTTGCTCGATGGTACGTTGTTGACCACCAAGACTAGATAGAGCACTAGCTCCACCAGTAGCAATATTAGATGCACCAGCAACAGAACCACCAAGAGCTTGTTCAGCAGCAAGACGATTCTGGAACATTTTGTTTTCGTAGTTAGCATCTACTTGTGCTAATTTACCTACTGTTTCTGCGTTCTGAGCACCTTGCATTACTGCTTGACGAGCTGAACCTAGAGTTCCTTGAGAACCAAAACCAGTACTTAAACCTGAAACACCTTTTTGTGCTTCATATACAATATTTGCTTTTTGAGCAGCTAGTGTTTCTGCACTAGGAGCCATTGCCATATTTTCTAAACGACTTTGTTGACCTTGTAAAGTAGCAAGACCACCTGTAGTTGCTGATTCAATACCAGCAGCACCTTGCGTAAATGCTTTTTCTTGGAGACCAGACGTACCTGCTACATCGCCTAGATTACCTGCTTCGTATTGTTGTTGAGCAGTCTCCATAGTTTTTGAAATGTAAGGAGTAGCCCACGCAGGAACAGATTCTACTACAGTTGTACCACCACCGCCACCGCCTTTATGACGAGTAACAAATTTAATTTTGCTCATATTCTTTTTATTCTCCAATGTTCTTACGCATAACCACGTAGGCTTGCTCATATCCAGGTACTATCTTTGGTAATACCCTAGCCCATCCAGGTCTACCCCATTGTTCAACTGCAATAGCTCCACCATCTTTGGCAAAGCGTTCTAATGTGGGATGAACTAATCCACCCCATGATTCAAAGTCTTTACCTGTTACAGTAATAATATGAAGAGTCTTGTGTCGAGTATATTGTATAAACTCGGTCAATCCAACTCCCACAGTCTCATCTTGATTGTTATAAATTAACCAACAATGAGTTTGAAGATTCATAAGATTCTTCATATGATCTACTAAGGTATTTTCACCTTGACCAGTATCTAAAGCTTTTTGTATTAAAGGAGATATCTCTGACCATCGCTGAAGTATTTCTTCAGGAAGTAATAATCGGATATTCATCGATATCTCCTTTGTTTTATCTTAAAAATTGTATTGCTTCAATATAAGTAACAGGATCTCCATTACTTACACTAGCTGTAATAGTGAAACTACCTGTAGTTCCTGCCATAATAACACCTGATATATTACCTGCTCCATAAGTCATACCTGCAGGAGATACTCTATAAACAGGAGGTAGTACTCTGGTAAAACTAGTTCCTAAAGGATCATCTGTAGTTACTGTAATCGTTGCTCCAAGAGAATTTCCTGAAGTAGTTCCTGTCCAATTAGAAAAAGCAGAAATATAAATAGGATAACCAGCAATTGTATCAATAGTAAGTGAATTAGTATTAGCATTCACACTACGAGTAATTGAATTATTATCTATTTTATCTGTAGTAATAGAACTATTAACAATTTTATCAGTACTAACTGAATTATTTGCTAATTGACTATTAGAAATAGTCCCTAACAAATCACTAGTTAACGTATCCTTAACCCAATTACCTGATACATACTTGTATATTTTACCTTCAGAAGTAAGAAACAATACGTAAGGACCATCGTAACCTAAAGCTGTTGGTAATGTATCTACCACATGAACAGGTTGGTATTCTGCCTCAAATGAAGTACTATTAACAAGACCATCAGTAACAACATCTAAATCAATAGATCCTATAGGAGCTACTTCCCAGTGTACTGCAGGCGCTACTGTAGCAATATATAAGTTTAAATTTCTACCAAAGGTAACTGTGTAAAACAAAAACTTATCACCATTAAAACCATTAGTAACTTTATACCAAGTATAGTCTGCTGGGTTAACAGAATCTGTTGTTGTTTCTGAATTAAAAACGCCATAATACAAACGATTAGTAGGATCAGTACCAATGTTTAATCCTACTTCATTATCAGCATACTTAATTTGAATATACTTTTTAAGGAAATAATTAGAACTTAAACCAGAATAAGTAGGTGTTGTTGTAGCAGATTCTACTGTGGAATCTACTTCTAATTGTAAAGAGTAAAGATAAGAATCTAACTCCATGTTTCCTGTGATTGGAGGACTAGCCATTTTATCTCCTATCGACTGGTTTAGTATCGAGACCTAACAAAGCTAATCTCCAATAACCTGAAGAAGAAATTTTATAATTAATCAGTCTACCATTAACTCGTGGATCTACTTTATAACCTCTATTGTTTTCTTGATTAGGCTCAAATACAAAAGTATCTCTACCATCTTCATTCGACCAATTAGCTGTGCTTACATAATTATTATCACCAGTAATAGTAATACTAATAGAAGCATTATTAGGTACTGTATCAAATACAGGATACAAAGAAGTAATTAAAGAAGTATTACTTAAGTCACCAGCTACTAATTTTTCTCTAGTAATATAAGAATCATAGTTTGAAAGGTTAGAACCATTCCACATTAAATAACCACGATCCATTAAGAATACTTTAGTAGTTCCTGTTGTAGAATAAATAGTTTCTTTTCCATAAAGGAAAATATCGTTTTCAGGTGATGGTCCCTCAAAAGAACTAGTTGTATTAGGAGCATCTCTGAATGACCAAGTGTTTAAACGATATTGGTAGATCATTACTTTATCGCAAGTAGTGTTATACCCCGAAGGATAATGCACCCAGATCTCATCATTACGAGCATTACGCTGCACATATACTTTATCAATTTCATTTTGGTTTAAGTCATTAAAAAAGAAATCTCTTACTTTAAAGTTAGCTACGGATGTAATACCACCTGAACCACTATGCACATAAATATCATTACGATCAACAACAAAATGTTGACCATCAAATTCTGCTAAACATCTTGTGTTTAGAATACCATAGCCTGTAGCATATGGTTGTACTCTTGTTGCTGTTTGCCCAATAGTTACTACGTTAATAGCATCTGAAGAATATACATAAAGATTACCACGTAACTCTGCAGCTTCAAGAATAGGGCTAACAGACTTTAACTCAAATTCATCTGCTGTATCAGTAGTAGCTCCTGGTTGCCATACAGTAGGGATATATCCTGGAGCCGCTTGAGCTGATATACGGATAGTAGAAGGAGCAGAAGTAGTAACTCCATCTTGTTCAAGTGTAAGATTACAAGCAACAAGAGAGTAGCCTAAACTACGGACAATCTTAGCTTTAACTACAAGACCATCAATATAATTCCAATTAGGAAGTTCTTGAAAAGTAGTATTACCTGATTCACTACCATATAAGCAATAAAGAGGAGTGCTGTTGCCATTGTTTAAAATGATAGAGTAACCACCATTAAATTTACAACCATCCCAAGTGCTATTTGTGTATTTTTCGTCGTAAGATAAAAACATAGAAGAGTAATTACCAACAGAATCCATACGGATAATTTGACCATCTTTAGCAAAGAGGTTATATCCTTGGTCAGGTCTCCTCCAATGAATTCCAAAGTCAGCTACAATAGGTAAAGTATTGTAAAGGATTTCTCCTGAAATAGCTTCTACTGCATTATTATCAAAACGAATATTATTACCATCAGTAAATACATTAGTAGCTAGAGTAACAGGAGGGAGATCTTTAATGATTCCACCAGTACCTATTTGATTAATTGTTTGAATAGGCATCAACCTACCTCCTTAAATATATTCTCTGTTAACTACTTATAGACTCCTTAAAGACTTCTATAAGAATATTTAGTAATAAATAACCTAACCTGACCCCTTAGGGCTGGGCTAACTAATTGATATAGTTACAGGTTCTTTTGAATCTTCAATCATTTGTAGTAAGGGGCTAAAGGCTAACTTAGAAGCACCTAACCAATTACTCTTGCCATCCCAAGTAGAGCCTACTAAGATACAGCCCTCAGTATCTTTAGAAGAATTTCCTGTATGTATTCTAATACCTGAAAATCCAGGAACATTAGCTAATAAAGGTAACTTTATTTTAAACCTATTTGACATAGTAACAGAAACATTATAAGTCCCTTTAGGAATAGCTGTTTCACTCATTACTTTCCACATAGATACAGGCTCACCTTCTACTTCCCTATATTTATCTTCTAAAGAATAACAAATGAATTGCCCATCTTTATAGATTTTTCCCACTGTAAATGTATCACCAAAGAAATTTCTTTTAAGTTCTAGCTTCATTTAGCTACTCCGTTCTTAGCATAGAACATAGTTCTGTCACCAAACAAATAGAAACCTACAATAGCAGCAAAGTTATCTACCTCTGGACTAGGTATACCATAGGAGTGACTCCAAGCCCACACACCTAGGGCTATAGTGACCACCAGAGGACGTTGCATCCTGATGATAGCCTCTACCCATTGGTAGGTGGGATTAGTGCCACCAGCGTCGTTTAAAGCCTTGAACATATCTAAGTCTAACTGCTTGACTTGTACATACTGCTCAATAGTTGCAGGTTTAAAGTTATCTGGTGCTACGAACTTAGCGATTAAAGACTTGCCTAAGTCAACCGCTAGAGGAGCAAATGCTGCTAGTAGTGTAATTGGATCCATGTTACGCCTTTACCATTTTACTTTGTTAGCCCAATAAGCCGCACTCAAAGGACCCTTATCAATATTCTTTTGGTGACGAGCCTTCCATGCCTTATTACGAGCAGAACCATCAGGAGAGCCTTGTACTCCTTGTGCTCCAAAGCGAATTAGCTTTTCAGTTGTACCTGACTTAGCTAATACAGCATGGGATTTAGTAGGGTGATTAGGTGTTTTCTTAGGTTTGTTATAACCACTAAAAGTTTCTTTACCTTTTTTAATCATTTATTTTTCTTAGCTGTTTTAGCTGCATCCTTAAAAGCTTTTGCAGTAGGAGCACCTTTGCTACCTACCTTACGCATCTTTTCTTTTGAACCATCAGCAATACGTTTCTTTTTAGCAGTAATATTTGCATACAATCCTTGCTTCATAATTACTCCTATAAATGTTTTAATAGCCAGTCTTTAAATAAAGTAAAAAATACTACTACTCCTGAAGTAATAAAAGCAATACCACCTAAAAACCCTTTATAACGAGTCATTTCATCTTTTACTTCGTGCATCAGCTTAAGAAGTTCTGTATGATTTTCTTCTAAAGTTTCTACTTTAATTTCAATAACGGCAATACGTTCAAAGTGTTCTTGTGACATATTACTCTTTCTTTTCTTGTTCTGTTTTAACTGGCATCCATTTGCCTGTGTAGCCCATTGCTGAATTTATATACCGCACTTGCATTTCTATTGTTCCGTCAGATTTTTGTAAGTGGCGAAACTCAGGAACGCTGTTTGGATAAATTCTATCTTGGCAATAGTTTGTCATTTATGCTGGGTTTGTAGGTGTTGGTTCAAAGTCAATGGTTGGCGCAATCGGCTCAACAAAAGGTGCTACTTCACCAAACTCGCCAGCGACGGCGCGATTAAATAAATCAACGCCCCAAGGTTCAGGGTCATAGGAAGTTGCGCCAAACGGCATTTCTTCGTTAAACTCTTCCCACTTAACAGTTAGCAAAATGGCTGTGCCTTCTGCGTCATTCCAAATAGGGTCTTTAGCGTATTGAAGTGTAAACATTATTTTTCCTTAATTAAGAGACTCTGCAAGCTAATGATAAATAGGTATTAGTACCCCCCGATGCATTATTACCCTGCCCCATTAGTTTCCATGTCCCACTAATTGCCCCATTGGTAGAATCTGATGAAGCGGTTTCTAAAATTCTATAAGAATAAAGTTGAATTTGGTTCAATGAACCACCAGCGGCATAATTGCTACCAGAAGTCATTGTGCTGTTATTAACACTATAAGCACAAGCTACATAACTTCCAACAGTATTAAATCCAGGACAAGCAACACTTAAAGTTCCAGTAGAAGTAATTGTTCCACCTTGTAACCCATTACCAGTAGCAACTGAAGTAACAGCAGAACCACCAGCAGCGTTAACTGTAACAGCAGTCCCTGTTTGGCTAATAGTAATATTAGTTCCTGCTACAATACTATTAACAGTATTAGTAGTACCTGTACCACCATTAGCAAGAGGCAACACACCAGTAACACCAGTCGAAAGAGGAAGACCAGTTGCGTTAGTCAATGTTGCAGAAGAAGGAGTACCAAGGGATCCCCCAGGAGCTACAAAGTCAGTACCCGCTGTAGCAGCAGACATAGGGCTAGTACCATTTCCTTTAAGAATACCAGTAACAGTTGCTACACCAGTACCTCCACCAGCAGGTTGTAGAACTCCACTGGAATTTATTTGTGAGCTTTCAATAGCTACATTGTTTGCTTGTGTCATTTAATATTCCTTAGTTCTTTGTAGCAACAATTAAGTCTACATATTTTACTGCTAAGTTAATAGCATTACCTGTGAATGTACCTGTAGCAGAGCCTGACATGGAGTGTGAGTGTGAACCTCCACCGCCTTGTGCACCAGTTGTCCACTGCCCGCCACCATTTCCTGCTAATGCTATTGTATCTGACTGATCATAAAGTGCTCCAGCATTTTTTCCACTAGCATGTGTATGACTAGGCATCTGAGCAGTTGAAAGTGTAGTAGCACCAGCACTTAATCCACTTACGTTTACACTTACAGAGCCACTAGGGGTCTGGCTAGCTAATGCTGTAGTAAATCCTACTGAACCGCCAGAGCCAGCCGTACCTGTTACAATGCGTAAAGCTGAGTCATTATTATTTGTTGTATCTTTAGTCCAACCTGTAGGTGCTGCTGTTTGTTTAAACAACATAGCAGTTCCAGCATCAAAAGCTGCTGCTACCGCAGAGGTCCAAGCTGAACCATTGGAGGTTAAGACATTACCAGCAGTGCCTGGACTAGGAAATGCCGTTTGTCCTGTACCACCTAACTCCTGGGATACTATTGTTAATGCCATAAATACTCTCCTTGAATATTATTTGTAACTTTTTTTTTTGTAGTTAAATAAATTTTAATAAATTGCAAATTATTATTTTTAATTTAAAAAATATTAACAACAGGTTTTGCAATACTTCTTGGCTCAACTCCTTTTGGAATCATTGTTGGATCAATAATATCATCAACACCATTTCCATCTCGAAGAGCATGGATACAATAAGCAACAGTATTATCTTCTAATGCCACTAATTCATGTATTTTATCTTTATGAATATAAATCATGTGCGGGGCTTTGAATTCGGTTGCTATATTATCAACAATTATTTTTAACGAACCAGAAGCTAAAAGAGTAAGATGATCAAAAGGGTGGGTATGCCCTATCTCAATATCTCCTGCTTTTTCAAAATTCATCATACGACTATAAAGATTAGCTACGCATCCTATATTTATTTTTGGATGTTCCATATTACACCTCTGTTACAGGTATTACTTTTTTAAGAGCTTCTAATCGAGCAGCTTCAATAGCCGCTTCTTCAGCAGCTTTAGCTTGCTCCCATTTAGCGGAAGCAGTTACAGCCCAGCTAGGAAGTTCTGTAATAACTTCATTTGGTAATTTAATACCAAAATCATCATCAATAAACTCAACCCAACCTTTATTTGTTACATCATTAAATTGTAGTGCATGAACTCCTACAGGAGCTTCTACTAGATCTAAATCAGAGTAAGATACCCCATCTTTGTACACTGCACCATCTACTGGTATAATTGTAATTTTCATTTAATCACTTTCTAAAATCATTCGTTGTGCTTGAGGAGGTACTCCAGCAGCTGCTAGTAAAACTCGTTGTCCTACATCATTAGCTTTAACCATTTCATTACGAAATGATTCTACTGCAGCTCCTGTTTGTCTTTGTTGCTGACTGTTTTCAATCATCATGACTGGAAGCCAAGCCATAGAGCAACCCCATTCATCAATGTCTGCGCCTGTATTTGGGTTTTTGCCTTGGATCTTTAAAAACCATGCGCAGTCAAGTTGACGGCATGGGTTAAAGTTATCTAAAGGGCAATTTGCTTTTTCTTCAATTTTCATTTTTGTTTATTAATCTTTCGTTGCTATAATTACGTCTACGTATTGAACTGCTAGATTGATTGCTGTACCTGTAAAAGAAGCTGAGCCAGAGATTGAGTGTGAGTGTGAACCTCCTCCACCTTGTGCGCCAGTTGTCGATAGGCTTTCACTATTAGCACCTTCTGCGTATGGTTGATTTGGTCCAAGGCTTATAATGTTTGGTCTGTAATAACTGTGGGTATGGCTAGGCATCTGAGCAGTTGAAAGTGTAGTAGCACCAGCACTTAACCCACTTGTATTAATCGATCCTGAAACCCCTTGCGAAGCAAAAGCAGAAGTAAATGCAACAGATCCACCAGAACTTGCTGTACCGCTAACTACCCTTAATGCTTTATCATTATGTGTAGTAGATTTAGTCCACCCTGTAGGTGCTGATGTTTGAGCAAATACTAAAGCTGTTCCGCTAGCAAAAGGAGGAGGGTTTGCGGCAGAAGTCCAGCCAGTACCTGTAGACTGTAAGAAGTTACCAGAAGTTCCAGGAGAACTTAAGCCAGTACCGCCATTAGCAGCAACAAGAACACCACCTAAAGTAACTGCACCTGAAGTAGCTGCTGCTGGAGTTAATCCAGTAGCACCTCCTCCAATAGTAGCTACGGAAGTAGTTGCCAAAGTACCTAAAAAGCGAGCAGAAATATTGTCTGTTCCAGCAGGGGGCGCTACAGAGAAAGTTAATGTAGTACCACTTACTGTATAAGTATTTGGTGCTTGTGTAACACCAGAAATAACTACTAGCAATGAAGAAGAATCTGCAGGAGCTTTAGATAGAGTAAAAATAGCATTAGAACCAGTACCACTAAAAGTATCAGTAGTAATATTTGTATACACTGCTAAAGAACTAAAAGAAACACATTGAATTAAATCACCAGCAATAGCGGGAGTAACTAAAACTACAGTGCTACCATCAGTAGCTGCAAAATCAGTAGTACCTAATTTAATACCATTACGATAAACGTCCACATAACCTACCGCATAAGTTACAGTGAACACTGTTTGACCTGACGTAGCCGTAAAGTCTGTAACTGTACGAGTACTTCCTCCAGCAGAGGAAGTAGCAGGTACGTTACCAATATAGGTAGATATAAAGCTCATTATGCAATTTCCAATAGACTCACGATGACGTCAGCAGAAGATGAGGCAGATGATACTACTTTAATAGCATCTGCAGCTTCTAAGACAATCTTTTGATCACCACCCACTGGAACTAAAGCACCGCCTAGTGGAACTGTTGCACCTTTAACTACATAATAATCTACACCACCAGCAGTAATATAAACATCTACTGTAATTGCAGCAGAGTTTACATTAGCAATAGTCATACCGATTAAGGTAGTTTGGGTTGCTGAAGGACAAGTATACGCTGTAACAGCAGATGTACCTACGTTCTTACTAAAATAATTTTTAAATGTATTTGCCATTTATTTTCCTTTATTAGCCCAACGCAATCGCCAAAGCTACAGCAGTACCAGCAGCATCAAATGCAGTAGTATCTTGTGCAGCAGCCGTACCTAGGGTGGGTGTACCTGAGAGATCACTGTAAGCACCAGTAGTGGCTACAGTAGCTAAACTAGAAAATTTAGCAACATCCGTGTTATTAGTTAAATCTTGTCTTAGTAAAGGGAAACCACCTGCCGTAGATCCATCATGGACTACAGCAGTGTCTTTTGTAGTATCAACAGTTAATTCGCCTTCAAGACCCGTAAATGTACTATGTTGTGCAGTAGTACCTCTGCGTAATTTTAAAGCTGTTGACATTATACAATACTCCCTAAGTCAAGTGTAGCAGCCAGTTTATCAACTGTAACTGCGTTATTATCTATTTGTGTTGTTCCTACTGTGTTCAATGTAGCTAAAGCACCTAAGACTGTGTTTGGTTCTGTAGCTTCAATTAAGATTGTGCCGTTAACAGAATGACTTCTAAGTACATAAGCAATTGCTTGATAAGTTCCTGAAGAAGGTTTAGTAGCAGTAAAACCACCAGATGTATTTGGGTATAATACATTACCTACAGAAAAAGCGGAAGTATCAACACCCTCTAATAAACCTGTATTAATAAGAGCACCAAAAGAACCACTAGCTAAATTTTCGTGAGCAATACCTACAGCAATATCTGCTGAAGAACTTACTTTAGCTACTTCAATAGCCTCTTCACCTGCATTATAACCAGTAACTTTTAAAACATTACCTTTAGTAATTGCTTCTGTAGCTTTAATTTTAAAATGTAAATGATCTGCACCGATTGAATTAGTGATAGAATCAATAACTTTATTTGTTAAAGTTTGTGTATCAGTAGTTCCTACTACTGCTCCTGTAGGAGCTGTCTTTAAAGCAAATGCAGCTAAATCAGTATCATAAGCTTGTACAGTAACACCAATAGCAGAAGGTTGTAATGCTGTATCAGCGGTAGCACCTTGCGCAGCAGTTGCATAAGCAGTACTATCAGTAGTTGCAGCAGTACCTAAACCTAAGTTAGTTCTTGCTGTAGATACAGAAGTTAAATCGCTTAAATTATTTGCTTTAAGTAATGATAAACCCAAAGTAGTCAAAGCATCAGCAGCAGATTGAGCAGCGGCATCAGCGGAGGCATCAGCAGCAACAGCACTATTAGCAGCATTAGTGGCACTAGTTGCGGCATTAGTAGCTGAAGTGGAAGCGCTAGAAGCACTATTAGAAGCGTTAGTTGCTTGAGTAGTAGCAATACCAGCTTGAGTAGTTGCTGTTGAAGCACTAGTAGAAGCACTTGAAGCTGAACTAGCAGCATTAGTTTCAGATGTATCTGCATTATTAGCAGAAGTTAAAGCATCAGAAGCTGATCCTGCAGAAGCAGTAGCGGAAGTAGCAGATGCAGTAGCTGAACTTGCAGCGGCATTAGCAGAATTTAAAGCAGCCAAAGCTGATTGACTAGCAGAATACTCAGGTCTTTCCCAAGCAGTACCATTATAAAAACGAATTTCTGATTCTGTTGTATTCCAATATACTTGACCAGCAACTAAAGGATCTCCATCATTATCCACTGAAGGATCAGAGGCTTTAGCTCCTAAATAGATATCATCAAAGTTATCAAAGATCTGTTCTACTTCTAAAAGAGTTAGAGCCGCATCACTTGCAGAACTCGCTGCAGCTGTTGCAGAAGCACTTGCTTCACCAGCTTTAGTTGTCGCTGTCGATGCCGAGGTAGAAGCAGAAGAAGCACTATTGCTTGCATTGGTTGCTGAAGTCGAAGCGGCAGATGCGGAATTAGCTGCATTAGTTGCACTAGTCGAAGCTGCAGATGCTGATGTAGAAGCGTTAGAAGCATATGTACTAGCAGAACTAGCAGACGAAGCTGCATTACTAGCACTTGTCGATGCTTGAGAAGCAGATGTAGAAGCCTCAGAAGCCTTAGTAGTCGCAGTGGTAGCAGCATCAGTTGCAATACCAGCTTGAGTAGTAGCTGTAGTGGCTGAATTACTCGCACTAGTAGCCGAAGAAGCAGAAGCAGTAGCTGAAGTAGCCGAAGCCGTAGCCGAAGTAGCAGCATTAGTTGCACTGGTAGAAGCCTCCGAAGCTTTAGTTGTAGCAATACCTGCTTGTGTAGTTGAAATACTAGCTTGAGTTGTAGCAGTAGTAGCTGAAGTAGAAGCACTAGAAGCGCTTGTAGCTGCAGCAGCAGCGTAATCATCAGCTAAAAGAATCTCAGGGAGATTGTCTAATACATCTTGCAATGTAGGTAATTCTTCTGCAACAGCAATTACAGAATCAATATTTACGGCTACAGTTTCAATATATCCGTCTGTAGTACCATTACCTAAAGGATCAGCAACATCAGTAATTAAACCTAAATCATAATTCCAGCCAGAGCCTGCTAAATCAGAGCCAACAGCAATAACATAAGGGTTATTATTAATTGAATCAGCAGCAGTCTCTGCTTCTGTTTCAGCTAATCGAGCAGCATCACGAGCAGCAATAGCATCAAGAGCAGCTTGTTCAGCTCTAGTTACACTACCATATTCTTGGTTAGTTTCTTGGTCTTCGTACTCACCACCAGTAATACCACCTTGGTAAGAACCACCTTGTTTGTTGTAACCTTCGTAATTTCCCCCTGTGGTATTACTTAAGTAAACTCCATCGGAATTATTATATCCCATGAGATATCTCCTTTAAATTAAACCATTTGAGTTGAAATTCGTCTGGACATTACCACCAGAAGCTCTTCGCCATTTTTCTTCTTTATTTAAGTTTGCTAAAGTATCAGCAAACATTTTATTATATTTAACCATCATTGTATCATCTTGAAGATATGCTCCAAGATTGAATAAAGCACCCCATATTAGGAGTCTTTCATTATTTTCTTTTAACCAGTTATAAACTTCTCTACCTGTATAATACTTAGTTACATAAGAGGTTCCAACAGGAACTTCAGCAACAGTAGCATAAGCAGCAGTAGAAGTAATATACAATGGTGAAGCTCCAACAGAAGTTTCAGCTACTTGTAAATAAGGTTGGTTAGCATCTGCAGTGCCTACTTCATAGTTAGTAGGAATTACTAAATAAGAAGCATCTAAAGGGGCTAATCGACGATAGTAGTGAATCTCTATTACTTGTCCAATCTCTAGTTGAGGATGGATGTGAATGTTATTGCCTTTACGAACCCAATTATAACGACTATATTTAAATGAATTAGCATCAAAGAAAGTTCTTTCATCTGTATGTTCATTGAACACAATAGATTGAAGGTTAGTTGTTGGTGCTTGTCGAATATAAATAAATTGGATTAAATCCTCTGGAATAGGAATAGTTGAATATCTATTCATATCAGTTGTAACTGTACCTGCATTATCATAAGAAGTAATCGTATAAGTTACTGTCTGTTCTAAAGGAGGAATACGTAAGTTACGATAAATTTCATCTGCTGAGTAATCTAGACAGTCTTGAATGACACTCGTTGGGATTGAAGCTTCTAATGGTTTATTAGCCCAATCACGAACTTTACTCACCAGAGCATCATATTTTTCTGCCATAATAATTCCTTACTTAATATTAGATGTTAACAAAGCAGGGTACTCTGTTCGAATTATGTTTTTTACTCTTCGGATTAAAGCTGGGTTACTCATAAATTCATTAGCATGGATATCAATACCATATTTAGTAAGGATATCAATAGCAACAATATCAGGAATAATTGCAAATGATCTATATTTTTTTCCACCACCGAAGTAGTCATTGGCTTCACGGCTTTCAGCCGCAAAGTCCTTGTATGCTTGGATATCTTGTTCCAAGCGAAAGTCTTTATCCGATTCTTTAACATTAAAGCTATACGGATTGTATTCTTGAGACTTGTATTGCATAAGTGTGTCCTCTTATTTGAATCTATTAGCTAAATGTAGCTGTATCTTTATTGCTAAAGATTGTTTGGATTTGTCCATGATCTGACAGCTTACCATATTCATAAAGAATATTTGTCCCGTCATAAGCAGGAATACTTGTAATAGGTGTAATATCACTGTATTGAACACTAGTGATACGACCTGCACGAGCTACTCCATTTACTTTGGTATAAGCAGTTAAGCCAAGAACAATATTTGTATTCTCTGAAACAAAAGTAACTGTCTTATCAGCGGCAGTAATCTTTAAATAACACATATAAGTTCCTTAAATAAAATAAGGAGAGAGAATAAACTCTCCCCTTATAGGTTTACTTAACTTTTAATTAAGCGCCAGTACCAACGATCATACCGCAACCCTTAGGATTACGGCACTCTAGTGTACCTTCTTCAATCAACTGACCGATGATAGAATCACCAAGCTGACCGAGGTCAACTTCTTGCAGTGGACGCAAAGAAGCGTAGTTGAACCACATTGGATCGTATACCAATACAGTAGTATCTGCATTTGTACCTAGACCCATGATGTAGTTAGGAACAACCATAACATCACCAAAGTCAGACTCGTAGATCTCTACAGATTGACGGAGCTTACCTGTCTCATCGATGTTACGACGTACGTTTGTACCAGCAGCTTGTGCTTTAGCAGAAAACTGACGACGAACAGATGGGGAAGCCATCAACTTAGAAGCCTTACCACCATTCTGGTAGATAGACTGCATTACTTGGTCAACATGAGACAACTCAAGTTCACCTAAGTTAGCATCAGCTGTACCACGAGTGATTGTACCAGCATCACCGATACCAGTTGTTGTTGGTGCTGTATAGGCAGCTGTTTCACCAGCATTAACTACAACAGCGTTAGCCCAAGCTTGGTAGCCACCAAAGGTACGTGTGCCTGAACCATTGCTGTCGTTCCAGCTTGACACTAAGTCAAACTCTACGTCACGACGAAGTTCTGTACCACGCTTCTTGAGCTGGTAAGCGTATTCATCAGCAACACCAGCTTGGTCAACAGCACGCTTAGTGCCAGTAACTGTAACTGATTTTGAGTTGATCTGTGTGTAGTTGCCCAAACGTGTGCGGAGTGGTTCTGCAGTTTGTGCGCCAGCAACAGTAGAGTAGCTAACACCTTCAGCTACAGCACCTGATGCAGGAGTTGCCAACTCGTCTGTTTGCCACTCGTGCAATACAGCAGTTGCTTTTGTTTTACCGATAGAAGACAAGAACGGAGTCTCGTCACGGGAAATCATTGAAATAAAGTTTGCTAAATCTTCACGCTCAGAAGCGTTTACCGATGCAGCGCCAGCGGCAGCTTTAGGACCGCCTGTTGCGAATGTACGTCCAGCCATATTATATTCTCCAAAAGAATTTTATTAATTGTTTTTATAGTTTCTTGGATACAGAAGAAATGTTTCTGAGAAAGTCTAATTGTTCTCTCTCACTACCGACTCCAGTTAAAACCTTGTCTCTTGTTGATTTGACTTTAGTTGCTTTAATGTCATCCATCGATTTGCCTTTCTTTACAGGTATCGATTTCTTAGTTGGAGCAGCTTTACGCTTCTCAGCACCTTTGTCTTTCGCAGTTTTTAATTTGCGATAATCATCAATAAATTTTACTACACGAGCATCATATACTTGGTTCAAGAGTTCCTCTGGTAATCCTTCGTTTAATGCAAATGAGCGAATATCCTTCGCTACCTTCTCATCAAATCCAGGAATATATGCAGGGATATCTTCTTGGAACTTAGTAAGTAAAGTCTGTTTAACTTGATTCTGCTCATCTCTGAGCTTCTCTGCTACAGCTTTAATTTTTACTTCTCGTTCATTTCGTTTTTCCCAATACTTAGATTGGGCTTCTTCTACTTGCTCACGTAGTTCACGGGCAGTATAAGTGTCGTCATTGTCTCGTGCTTCCTGCAGGGCAGCGTTAAGACGATGGTATTCACTAGCAAGTTTGGTTTCTTCTGAGGTAAGTGTGTCGTGTAGGGAAGTACCTAATTGTACTAACTCGTTTAGTTTTTCTGTTCGCTCGGCTTCTACTTGTTTCTTAAGCTCACCAAGTTCACGCCCTTTTTGAGATAGATGCTGATCAGTAGAATATCCTTTACGTACTTCTTCAAGAGTTACGTATTGAATTTCCCCATCAATTTTGATAGGAATTTTATATTCCCAGTCGATATCTTCTTCAGAGATTTGTTCTGTATCTTGGGTAGACGTATCATCCTCACCAGTACTATCTTCTTCTGATTCTTCTTCTGTTTGTTCTTCATCTAAGTCGTTCTCAGACTCTTCATCGGTCTCTTCTTGGGCTACTTCTTCCGATGATTCATCTGGAGTCGTGTTGCTATTGTCTTCTTCTGGTAGAGATTCTTCCTCTTCAGCGAAACCTAATCGGCTACGCATAGGAGAGTTACGAAGAATGTCATCTAGACTTTTCGCTTCTGACTCTGAGTTTGTATATCCGTCATCCATTGAACTTATTTCAGTTCGGGTAGAGAGATCTGGTACTGTACTCATAATTTGTTATGTCCTTATTTCTTAGCAGTAGTCTTTTTAGCTACTGGCTTAGTAATTACTTCTTCAGTTTCAGCAATAGTTACAGGTGCTGGTTTAACAGCAGCATCTAACTGAAGTTCCTTAATTTGTTTAATTGCTTCGCTAACATAATAGAATGTAGGAGCATGTACTCGTGATCGCCCATCGGCAATAGAGATTTCATTAAGGAGTGCATCTTGGGTCTTCTTCAAGCTTGCGATAGCTCGTGTGTATACATCAATTTTCATCATCAACTTTCTCGTCTTTTTGTTGGATGTAAGCAGCGTTCTTACCGAATTGCTCGATCTGAACTAATCTTTCTTTGACACTACCCATAGCCATAGCTACGTGGTATAAGTACTCTCGTTCTTTAGTACAATGTGGTTCTGTCTTTAACCAGCTAATAAATAGCTCGGAAAGAATATCACAGTACGCATCAGAGAAAAACTGCTCTCTGTCTTGTTTAGCAAATGCCGCCTTCGTTAAAGCGAATTGGGAATCCCTAAACGGATTTACTTTTAATTCACCATCTTCATGGTCTACTTTGGGTTTGATTTTATTCTCAAAGCCCTTCTTATACTTTTCCATAATCCTCTTCTTGAGTTGTGTATAAGACAGGGAGGGTTTAATCTCCCTGTTTATTCATTACATAGCTTCTGGTGCAGCAGCAGGACCTTGTGGTTCTGTTTCTTCTGGACCTTGTGGCTCGTTTAATTCTTCTCTGTCAAACATATTCTCACTAACCATAGTAGAAGCTACCATAAGTAGCTCACCAGCATCTGGTCGTTCAGGTAAATCAATACCTTCTTTAGCTGCTTCAATATAAAGCTTAGCCCACTCTTGGTAACTCTTATCGAGTGCTACCATAAGTTGCTTAGTATTATCCTGCATAGCATTCTTAGATTGAACATTAGTGAATTTAACATTAGCTTCTTTTAGCGCAATGTCCAGTTGTACCAGCTTTTCGTCCAGCTGACGTTTCTTTTCATTGGCTTGAACTTCACTCTTGCGAGTTTCCATGGCTTGATTTTTGAATTCAGGAGCATTAAAGTCTACCAAGTAGTCTAACGGGTCTAGGTCCAGTGCTTCAATAGTTTTAGCGGCAATACGTTGAGCAGCTCTAGGATCTACAATACCACCAGCTCCAACTTGAACTAGAGCAGGAAGTACTTGTTGACCAATGATCTGCATCTTCTGCAATGTATTCTTGTTAGAGTGTTCTCCAACATCTACATCAGCAGTAACCATCATGTTATCAGGCAGAGAAGCAATATCAAGAGTCTTAAAGAAACTATTAGAGTCTAAATATTTAACTGTCTTACCACGAAGGTTCTTCTTGAGAGTTTTATATACACCCTCAATTAAACGCTTAATACCTGTTTCAGCATATCTACGTGCAATATATTGAATACGGATCTGTGCAGCACTCTGTACTTGTTGTACTTTCTGTTCAGAATTACCTGAAACATAAAGCGCATCGTTAAGACCTTGAGCAGCTTTAGACAAACCAGTAGCTTGTTCTTTGTGCTGTTGTAGGAATCCTAACAAAGGTACAGTACCTGAACTAATCGTATCAGGAGTTAAAGCAGATACAGCATTCATGGGATTACCATTAGTAGCAATGATCTGCTTCGGTTTCATATTCTGCAGAGCAGAAAAGTCTACTACGTTAGGATCTGCTAACTTAGGAGAATAGTTGGTTAGGTAAGTATTTTCAATAAAGCCACGCAGGATAGCAGTAGTAGCTAGAGTAGAAGGTCTACTCATGTCTGCCATAGATAGACCATGAAACTCAAATGGAATCTCAAAAGGACACAGTGAAGCTAATTGTACTTCTTCTACGTCAACTTCTTCAAGGATAACATCTCCAGCAATCATGAACTTCTTTAATTCTGCAATACCATCTCCATCTCGGTCTACCCGAACCCAACACTTAATTAGTGTTACTTCTTGGTTAGCTTCAAGAGGGAATAATTCTTTAGCGTTACCGCCTATCCAGTACTCTTCACCTACTACGTTCTTACGAGCAGATTCTTCTTCAGTATACTTGGTTGCCCAATCTGTAGAACCATCTCCTACGTCATCCCAATTAATATTATCTACTAAATCAGGATATTCTTTACGTAACTCTGAACGAGTCGTGGTAAACTGGATACCCACAAAAGCAGCTTCGTCAAGCGAATTTGCATCACGGGTAATACGGAAACTTTCAGGTGGAATGTTAGTGATCTTAACACGGGATTTATCTTTTGTTCGTTTTAAACGCACATCTTTATAAACCATCTGATACTCTGCAGCACCAGTTTCTGGGTTAGTTACTAATTCCTGATCATAGGATAGTTCTCCTACAATCTCTACTTCTGGATCAGCAAGAATAATGTCTAGGTTAGCTTGGCTAATCTCTTCATATTCTTCGAATTCATAGTCATAGTCCTCAACAAACTCCCACTCTACAATAGAATTCTTCCATAACAAAGAAGCTTTAGTCCATGTATTTAGGATTTGCCATCCATTATTCTGTTTAAAAATACAATAGTTAACTAGATCAGAAGCTTTACGAGCATCACTATAATTCTTAGGTTCATTACCTAACGGAATAAACCTTGCAATCTTATTATTGCTGAACATAAGTTCAGACAATACTGCATTGTATCCTTCAATAGATTCTACTGTATCAGAAGAAACAATCCGTGATACACCATTAGGTTCTAAGTGACCCCAAGGTTGCATGGCATACTCATAGGTAGCCTTTTGTCTTTCTTTAGCAAGGGATGAACTATTGAGGAAGTCTCCTACAGAGTTCATAATACCTTGTTCGATCATTGATAAGAGCTCTTCGTCTCTTACCTTTTCTCTTTTAAATTGCTTCATTGTAACCTCTCAGGTTTATCAATCTATCTATCATGGTCACAATGACCTGTATTTGGAGCCACCCTAGGGACTTGCGCCCTCTTCTCCCGCTTACAAAGCGGGTACATCACTATCAATGCTTCAATGGCTTAGTTGATTCTTTTTGTACTCACGTTAAATACGAGGGGAGAATCTGACCTCCAAGCAAACTCCCACCCGAAGGCATAGAGCTGCACCTCCTAGTCTAAGACAGGGAGGGGGACTTCTATAAAACACCTTAAGGTTGGGCTATTCTAAGTAATCATCTAGAAAGGAAGCCTAAGGTGTATGTTATTAGTTCCACTTCTTACTTCCCAGACACGAGTGGACAGCATCTGAGGACACGATGGGGAAATAGTTATGTCCGCAGGACTAACCTGTAATACTACCAGTTAGTCTTAGCAGACTAATATCTAATTACGAATAGGGAGGTTTTTAAATTCCCCTTTAGTAATCTTTTTATCCGCTTTGTCTACTAATTTATTCTCTTTATGAGGTTTAATTAGTTTCTTCAGTAATTCTTTTTCAGTTTTGGTCATTGGAATATTAGCCGTCATAACCACTCTCCTTTTTGTATATCTGCAAAGCTAAACTGCTGCGAGAACGGAACCCTGTTGTTACTTAATCGGTGACCATGGGTTCTTAGGACTTCTAGCGAAATAGCTAAAGCAATTACAGTATCATCATTATGTCCTGGAATGGCATTAGTTCTACCATTCTCATCAGCAACATAATTCATAAGTTCATCTATCATAATCCTAGATGGAATCCAGATATCCTCAGATTCAATAGCATTCTTGAGATATCCGATAATCATCGGTTTAGTTTGAGCAGTTGTTCTCCAACCTAACCTTTGACCTTCTTCATCAGAAACATTAGCTACTTTAGTTTGATGATATAAGTTTTGATAATTCATTTGTTTTAGTCTATTTAGAGTAGCTATACCCATACTATTAGACTCTACTGCAATAAGAGCATTATTAAAGTATCTACCTAAATAAAACAATAGGTCTCCAAATTTACTTGGATCTATTGTATTATTTCTGTATACGGCACATACTTCCCTCTGCCCATTCATTACACAAGCAGAGGAATAATCCTGTCCTACACCGAGACTGACGTCAGCACCTATAGTAAAAGTATCCTCAAATGTGGGATACTTATATATCTCTAGGGAACCCCTAGGAAAGTCTTCGAAGAGACACGACTCGTAGTCAAACTCCCTCGTAGCCAAAATAGGCTGTGGTATTAGACTGTTTAATTTCTCTATATCAAAGACATTACTACCGCTGACAATAAACGCTTCCTCAGGTGTGGCAGGGTATTCTTGTCGAAACTTATCTGAACCAGATTCAGAGATCTTTAATCTTCTCCAATAGATCTGTTCATCAGATAATTCAAATTTTTCTTTTAATCCTTCTTCTTCATCGGTTCTTTCGAATCCTTCATAAGTATCTCTACGATATTCAGGAGTCAGAAACCATGGGATAAAGATAGGTACATATTCATTTTCACCTTTAACAGCTCCTATCCAGAGTCTGTGAAAAGCATTACCTACTCCATTAGCAGTAGATTCTAGGATAACTTCAGTACCATCCGCTTGGGAGATACCTTGGAACATACCCGCTAGGATCTTCTCATCATGAGTCCAGAAGGCTACCTCAGAGAGGTGAGCAATTGTAGGTGTAGTACCTCGACCAGCTTCAGGAGATCCAGCAGTGTAAAGCCTATAACCAGAGTCATTATGTTCAAACATAATCTCTTTAGCGTTAGACTTCTTAAATTCAGGTCTGAAATCTTCATCCATGTTCGAGATCGTATTCCTCGACATAGAGAACAAAGAATCAGAAGTAGCTGAATCATGAGCCATAACTACAGACTTGTTATAAGCATTAAAGTAAGACTTCCAGAATACCCTAGCAGTAGCATAGGTAGATAATCCTTGCTGACGGGCTTTCAGAATAATAGCTCTTACTTTATGTGTTCTTTTAGACTGTTCTTCGATTTTCTCATTAACAATCCTTTGTGCTTCATTAAACTCAAAAGGAATAAAACCTTTAGAGGAGTCTTTAGGGAGAATCCGAATCTGTTCTTTAGCGAATAATTCAAAGTTCTCTTTATAATCCTTAAGTTTCTTTCTTTTAAGTGCTTCTTTAGCCAGAAGTAATTTCTGTTTATTGTCCATTGTTGGTCCTCAGTTTCGACCTATAAGGTCGCCAGCCAATGCTGGTAGAAATCTTTCCATTAGAGCAGAGCTAACTTGATGATTTATAAGGAGGTCATTTTGTAAAATTATATTGGTATTTTTCTATAGAAATCAAGGAGTTGCATAGAGATTTGGGGTACCCCCGTGGGAGATCTGGGAGGAGATCTATGGGGAGATCCTATGGGAAGATCCCTCTGTGTGTGAAAGAATCAAGTGTTATTTCATGTACCCTCTTCTTCCTTTCGTGACCCCCTAGTTCGCTGTTTCGTGGGCTCTCGCAGGTCGTCTGGGTCGTGGTCTGTTGTTTCTTTCTTGTTCTTTCTTTTCTTTGGAGGTGTGTTGTGTGGAATAAATACGATAAGTTATGTGTAGGTCTCTGTGTAGGTTCCCTCGCAGCAGCTTGCTTGATACCTAATATATATGTAGTATTAGCAATCAGTATTGTAGTAGCAGTATCCGTAGTCTATCTATCATTCATCAAGGAGAATTAATATGTGGTATGTCATCGATAAATATAGTCAAGTAGTAATCAGTCGTTCTTATTCCTTCTATGTAGCTAACAAAGTACGTGAAGGATATGATGGTGCAACACTCTTGGTTCATCGTTAATATGATGACCTATGAGGAATTAGCAGAGGAATATACCTTCCTCTATAGGCAGGCTTGGGGTGTAGACCCTAAGTCAGTATTAGAATTATCTTATAATGCTTTAGTATCAGAAGTCCGTAGTATGTATGCTTTTAATAACGATTTAAACAAAGGAGCTTTAAAATGAACACAACTTATGATGCAGTATACAATGAATCAGCAGTTAATCTCTCAGTAATGGAATGGTCTGATGTAACAACACTCAGAGCAGTCTACGTTAACTCCGAGAAAGAGTATATCTTCTGTATTGATGATAATAACACTATTCGTCGTATGAAGATCAGTCGTGACAAAGACCTAGCACGTATCGTATATGCTAAAGCTAAGTCATGCATCAACAAGATGGTCGTATTCGGTGCAGTAGATGGATGGTCACCAGACGAATGGTTCTCAGACATCACCGAAGTAGAATAATTCTCAATACTAAGGAGGTTATATGAGTCAATTCTGTTATTTAACTCACTGGAGGACTGGTTTAACCAACAAACCACCACCAAACGAGCTAACCAAGTCAAAAGCTGTACGTAAGTTTCTATGTTTCTTAACCAACCCGAGGAGTATTCAAAATGTTTCTACTATTAACCAAGATTGAAGCCAAAGACTTCTTCCTCACAGAGAACGAATTCCAAGATGTCCTCAAAGAATACGGAATCACTCTCTTTAACGGCTTTCCTGTAGCACCAAACAAAGAAGTGCTAGAATTCTTAGCAATCGAGGGATGTGTACCAGGAGATATCATCGAGTACAGCAATGTACACCATGTTTATCACAACGGATATGGAGAAATCAACCCATAATGGACTATCCTACACTATACACCATGCCAAATGGACTAGATATTGAGCTAATCAAGCCACAACTATGGAGATCACTCATAATCCAGCAGAATTCTATAGGGAATCACCTAGAAACCTATCTAATAGTAACCAACCAAGATAAAGATGTACTATGTTTTGTCTCCGAAGATAGGTCTACCATAGAATTCGTCCAAGAACTCCTCGGAATTAAGAGTTTATCAGCAATAGAGGAGGTAAAATCAGAGGTAGTTGAGAATTATGGGTCACAACTAGGACCACATGACCTACTCGCTATAGGAAGATTGACTACAGATGATAGAATTCTACCAGATGATAGTCATTTGTGGTATCATTAGATGAAAAAGTTATATAACCAAGGACAATCATAACAAAAGAGTATTATATTAAGTAGTTATATATGCTCCGCAGGATAGTTCTTTTGGTTATATATGCGGAGAACCATGCGAGAGGGGGAGTTTTGGGGAGTTTTTGTTGGTTGGTCTAAAACTATACCATAGTCCTCCATAAACCACTCCTCTTGCACTCCTCTCCGACTCCTTATCCGACTCCCATTCCAACCTGAAAGACCTCACTATGACACACTCTGAAGAACTTATGCTCCGTAATTGTATTGATTTAGGTGTAGCATTTGATAATGCTCACGGAAGATTTACTGCATTACTCCACGAAGATACTCTACTTATTGACTTCCTTGAAATCTGTGCTAAGAATCACATCCATATTAACGCTGTCTATAAAGGTCCTCAAGATGCCTAATTTCTCTTACTACAAGCAGTATAAACCATTCAATTACTTCGCTCTAGGATTCTCCTACAATAATAAAGCTAAAGTAATCTATATTGACCTGTTGTTCATCACTGTAAGGATATCCTTCTAATGCTAGTACATTCAGACGAAACCCAATATAAACCTCGAATCATCCGTCTCGAAACTACAGAGGAATACTACCACCTCGTAAGAATCCTAGACAACTATGCTTATGATTATGAAAATGACCCAAAGCACGATACGACTTGTGCTACTGCTCGTATCCTATATAAACTACTATTGGAAACCTAATGAGACTCGATACATACCAACCTAAGTTCCATCCTCGTACACTCACCTTCGAAACCCAAGAAGAATGGAGTATGTTCATAGCATTCATTAATAACTCAGAAATTATCGATACCCATCCAGAATGTGACCAACTCACTGACTTCGGCTGGAGTATCTACCAGCTGATTTCCGAAGGTCTCGATAAAATCTAGCCTGTTTAGCTCTGCTCTAAGGGAGACTCTTCCCTTAGGGAGTTATTATCCTTAATATATTATTAAGAGTATTAATACATCTATAGAAGTCTTTAAGGAGTCTATAGGTAGTCAATATAAGAGAACTAATCTACCAACTATTACTAAGAGAGTTCTTGAGAGAACCTCCTGAGAGGACATACATGAGTAAGCCATTAACAAGAGAAGAGATTCTAGAGTGTATATCTTATCTAGAATATGCTAAGAAGAATATTAAGCTAGGAAGAAGATATATCTGTGTACAGTTAAGTGAATATACTGTTGAGGTCTTAGGTTATGGTTACAATGATAAAATACCTAAACTAGAGAAATACTTATGTACTTGGATTACTAAAGGTCTTGAATATCATGCTTCTTTAGAAGGATACATAGTAACAAAACTAGGTTATCGTCTTTCTTTCAGTGATTTGATAGATAATCCTGTTTACAGAAAGAAAATGAAAAATCTACGTATTAAGTGGGTTAATCATATGATTAAAGAACTAAAGAAAGAACTATCATGAGTCTACAATCTTGGAAAGATGAATTCTATCCTACTACTGCTGATGAAGCTACTATGGATAATGCTATTGACCATTGTATTCTTAAGTGGGAAGGATTAAGAAAAGAAAATCTAGATAAACATGAAATAGATAAAAGAACTTATGGTTCTATTGGTGATAATACATTCACTATGCAAATAGATGGTTCTACTTGTGCTCTTTGCAAAGTCTACATGGATGAAGATAGTGATGATTGTGGTGATTGTCCTTTGTTCTTAGCTAGAGGTGAAATAGCTTGTGATTCTGAAACAGATAATGAATATGATAATGAAGAAAGTCCACCATATCAACAGTGGTCTAGACATACAAACCCAGAACCTATGATATTCTGGTTAAAGAAAGCAAAGGAATTTTAATGCCATACAATCCTAAATCTCTAGGGAATCTCAAGTTAATTACTTCAGAGACTGCTAGAGAGAATCAAAAGAAAGCTATTAAGAGTAGAGAATTAAATAGAGAGATGAGAGAGCAGTTTAAGCTTGGAGCTAAGAATATGCAAGCTATCATAGCTGAGATGCCTTCTCTAGATGCTTTAGGTATTCTTAACTTTGCTATGATTCGTGCATTAGAAGATGAAGATTATATCCTCGCTGCTTCTTATGCTGAAAAGATAGCTGAATACCAGAAGCCTAAGTTACAAAGAATAGACCAAACTAACATCAATAAGACTTATGCAGACTTATCCGATGAAGAATTAGAAGAAGAACTTAAGAAGCAAGGAATGTCTTCACTAGAAGACCCTAAGATTAAAGCAGAAGTAGAAGCAATAGCAGTAATCAAAGAGAAGTTAAAGAATCCACCAGAACCAGATACTTTCTAACCATACTTAACTAAAGGAGTTTAAACCAAGAGGAAATAATGCACTCAAAAGAGAAAGCATGTATTATATGCAACACAATATTCAAACTAGCTAAAACCAGAGGTCAAAGAGATAGACGAATCTGCTATGATTGTGAAGTAATTCATATCAAGCAATACGGAAAACCTCTCTCTGAAATACTAGGAACAAACTTATCTCATGCTCGTAAAAGAGCTAATAAGCAAAATGTAGAATGTAGTCTAACCTTAGATGAACTCTACCAATTAGTACCTAAAGATGGTCTTTGTCCTATACTCAAACAACCTATGATAGTAGGTTCTAGGTATACAATGACTCTCGATAAAATAGTACCTTCACTAGGTTACACCTTAAAGAATACACAGTTAATCTCTATGCGTGCTAATCAAATGAAAAATGATGCAACTAATGAAGACATTAAAAACTTCATACAATACTTCACTAATTAAACAAAAAGGAAATACAATCATGGCAATCGCTAAATCAACAGTTAAAACTAACTCTACAGATGCAAGTAAATCTAATGTAATCATTAAGAATGTCGAATTACAATGGGCTAAATTAAACAATGCCGTAAGTCCATTCGGTACACTTCAGTGGGAACTCAGCATTGTAGCTGATAAGTCTCGTGAGAAAGAACTCTCCCAATTTGGTAAAGTAAAAGCTACCAAAGATGGTCGTGTCTCAGTAAACCTCAAAAAGAAAGCCCTCAAAGCAGACGGCTCACCAGCTGAACCTGTTCGCTTAGTAAACTCTGCTAAAGAACCTATCACGAATCGTTCTATCGTAGGTAATGGTTCTATGGGTAACGTAATGGTATTTCTTCGCCCATACGATGTAATGGGTAAATCAGGTATTTCTGTAATGTTAGTAGCTGTACAAGTAACTAAATTAGTAGAGTACAAAGCTACTAGTGGTGTAGATTTTGATATGTTAGGTGATGAAGAGTCATCTACAGAAGCACAGACAGAGACTGCCGACAGTCCGTTTTAAGTTCCCAAGAGAACTCTCGAAAGAGGGTTCTCTTTTTTTTTTTTTTATTTCTTCTTTATAAAGGTAATCAAATGAACACAATCCAAGTAGAATACACAATTAACTGTACCGATGATGACACCCAATTAATCATTCGTACTTTAAGTACTGATGAAATCGTAGATTTAATCTTAGAAAATAAATCATTAAAAGAAAACAATAATAAACTCACTAAAGATTTAAAATCTGCTCAAGATAATAAAGACTACTACTACAATGCTAACAACAAAGTAGTTAAAGAAATCGACCAAGTACACGACTTATTATCTGCTCTAGGAACTCCAGCACAAGCTACTGATGCTGATAAATATGCTGAAAGATATCCCTTACTTACCCGTTTAACATTATTTATTGCCAATAAAGGATAACATGGATAAAGATATCGAACTAAGATTCATCCAAAGAGCTGTTGAAACAAGTCCTGAAACAGCTACTTACAAATATATACTCCAACATAGGTACTCCTTCCAAAATGGTGAATATACAACTCAATGGGTTGATGTACCCTTCGTAGAAACGGAATAAATAATGAAAACTGAAGATTTAATCGAAGCACTAGACCAACGCTATGGTAATCCACTAGCTAAAGGTTATGAACTCATCCATGAAGCTATCAAGCAATTAAAGTTCTATAGCGAAGGTAATGTAGCTTTCACAAAAGAAACAAACAATGGGGATTAAAGTAGAACTTCCTTATGAAACTCTAGACAGTATTGTTCTTGTAACTCTTAAAGCACAATTAAAAGATTGTCAATTTGTTCTTAAGAACTCCAGTCATGCTCAAGATATCCAAGACTATACTGAGTATTGTAATGCTATGAAAGTAATTATTAAGTACTACGGAGGATAAATGAACGCAAATGAACTAGCTGATTGGATTGATGAACGCAACATTTCGCCATCATCGCAAACACTTGGAAAAGCCGCCGCCATGCTACGCCAGCAACAAGAAAAGCTAACCAAGTATGAACTTCGTAATGAAGAACAGCGGAACAGGATTGCAGACTTAGAGGCTAAGTTAAGTGAAGCACTTGATGCAGAAAACGACAGGAGATTTGAATGATGAACAATGAACCAGTAGCGTGGATGTCGGAATTTGGACAATTTATAGGAAAAGTGCAGGATGAGATTTGCCATATTCCACTCTATACCCATCCAGTAAAAAAACTAACAGATGAGGAAATATTAAAAATTATCTTAAAGTATGAATCTGAAAGTGGGGATAACACCACCTACGATGTTTTGTCTTGCATTAGAGAAATAATAAGAAAGGCACAAGAAAAATGAAACATATTAACTGGTATGGAGAAAGACATGATGGCTCTTTAATTTACGCTGAAAGCCAACATGAAATGATTTGCCTTATTGAAAAAGGGTTTGACATGAAACCATTATATGAACTTGACCTACAAGAAATAACATTGCTTCAAGTAGATGAATTAAGAAAGGCACAAAAATGAACCAAGCTGATAGAGATGCTGAAAAATGGCTAGAGCAACACCAAAAGTATCAACGCTATGAACTCATCAAAGCCAAAGAACTAAGTACTCCCCACTATATTAACCAACATGGAGAAGTAATTCATGACACAAATAAAAAGCTAATACCAAAATGATTATTATATTATTACTCGCAGTACTACTTATATTCATCTGCTATGCTGCTTCACATATTCATGGTGGATTCTGGAAAGATTAATATGACTACTATCGTAGGTGATTGGCGTAGGAAAATCCTAGTAGCTGATACACAAATCTCTGACGATGACTCTGATACAAAAACCTATAACAACGATAAAGTCTTTAAAGTTCCTCAAGGACTTCTCGCTGGTGCAGGTGACTTCATTAGTATCCAGCAAGTCGTTGAATGGTTTAAAGACGGAAAGAAAGGTAAAGCTCCCGTAATTAAAGATGCTGATGATGCAGACTTCATTCTGCTCACCACTGAAGGATTATATGTAGCAGGTAAAGACTTAAGATTCCAGAGTATACCTAACTATGATGCACTCGGTTCAGGTACTCTAGCTGCTCTAGCAGTAATGTCTCTAGGACACTCTGCTGAAGAAGCTGTATGGGCTGCTACTCAAAGTGACCTATACTCTGGTGAACCTGTTAAAGTATATTCTCTTGATAAAGAACCTTATATATGGAAGCGTAATGAAAACTCTAACACTTAAATACTACCAAGACCCAGGACACGGCTGGGTTCGTATCGCTAAAGATAAACTCAAAGAACTCAACATTGCTCATCTCATTAGTCGTTATAGCTATGAGCGTAACAATGTAGCCTTCCTTGAAGAAGATTGTGATTTAGGTATTTTGTTTGTTGCTTGTGATAATCAAGGTATTAAAATTAAACTTAAAGACTTTCATACTAATCGTCAATCTAAAATTCGTACTTATAACCACTATACTAAGGATTAAATATGAAAAATAAATATACCGAAATACTAATTGCTATGGGTGACGAACTCAGTAAAGCTGTATTCAATGGAGTAATATTTGGTATCACAGGTTATGTAGCCTATGATATTTTCTTCTCACTACTAAAGGTACTTAAATAATTATGGAATCCACAGAAAAATTCATTGTAACACTCGTTGTTGTTGTTCTATTTGCTTTCGGCTTATTAGTCAACTCTGAATACAACAAAGGTATTCGATTCGCTGAATGTAAAGTAGAACTCGCTAAACAAACTAAACTAGATACTCCTAACATTATCTCTATATGCAGTGAGGTCCATGGAAAATGATAGCTTTAATTTGTATCTGCATTGTATACTACTGTTGGTATCGTCTTACTCACTTAAGGAAATAACATGACTACACTAATGCTCCCACCATCAATGACTCAAGGTATGAAGTCTGAAGCTGTATCTGAACGATATGCTTATATTCCTACCAATGATGTCGTACAAACTATGCTTGATAACAACTACTATGTAAGCTCTGTTGTTGCTACTCGTCCACGTACTAAAGACCCTCGTGTAGTTAAACACTTTGTTCGTATGCGTAATAAAGACCATCCGCTATCCACCAATGGTGTTCATCCAGAAATTGTCATTGTAAATGCTCATGATGGTACATCATCTCTACAGTTTATGGCTGGTTTATTCCGTATGATATGCTCTAATGGTTTAGTTGTAGGAACTCATTCATTTGAACCTGCTCGTATTGCTCATCGTGCTAATTGGCAAGAAGAAGCTCTTGAAAAAGCTCATGATGTTATCTACAAAGCTAGTGAGTCTGCTCGTCGTACTGAACTATTAAGACAGAAACGATTGAGTACTATCACTGCATTACAGTTTGCTCAACAAGCTTCTCAACACTTCTACGAAGGTAAAATCTCTCCTCATGACCTTCTAACGGCTCGTCGCAGTGAAGATGTCTCTGATGACTTGTGGACTATCTTCAATAGAGTCCAAGAGAATATTATCAGAGGAGGTCTCTCTGCTGACCGAGGTGAAGGTAATCGTCGCTTCTTTACTCGTCAAGTAAGAGGGGCTAATGCTGACCTTACTGCTAATAACTGGTTGTGGAACTTAACTGAGGAATATCTCGATGCCTAATTACTATGTAGAGTTTGTAGAAAGTCAAATCCATACTTACAGATACTATACAGAGGCTGATTCTCCAGAAGAAGCTTATGATATTGTAGAAGATAAGTATTATGATGATGTAGAACCACCTGATTCTACTCAAATGATTGATAGCCGTTATATTCGACACACAATAGAGGAAGCTTAACATGACTTATATTTCTGTAGATGTAGATGCTGGTGAAGTTCTTAATGAACTTGATATTGATGATGTGATTAGTTATGTCATTTATAATACCGATAATGAAGTATTACTTCGAGAAATTGATGAAGATAGTATCGTTGACTACCTAGTTAGTAATGGTAACTTAGTGTTCACTGACTATACTATCATCAAAGACTTTCTTGAAAAGAAAGATGCTTATGGTCTTATGAATTTTGTTCACAAAGTATACAATACACAAATGGGAGAACTTTATGAATCTACTAATTGATTCTTTACGCTGTAATTTATTTGCTACTAAAGACTCTCTCAGAGAAGCATATGATGATGCTATTGCTTCTGCTCAAGGAGATACAGGTACTATCGTTGCTATTCAAGTACTCATGAATACTATCGCTAAGAAAATTGAAGAGGAATTAACTCATGCCTAATTGGTGTAACAACTCCGTAGTATTTACTCATGAAAACCCTGATATGATTGCTCGTATTAAGAGAGTCATAGACATGGATAATGGTTTCTTTAATGACTTTGTTCATATGCCTGATGAACTTATGCACACTGATAAAGGATTCTTTGGTAATGATGTTGAAAAACAAGAGAAGATGGAGAAAGCTAACAAGCGTAACCTAAAGAAATACGGCTACAAAGACTGGTATGACTTCGCTAATGGTGAATGGGGTTGTAAGTGGGATGTTAGTGGTCAAGACTTACAAGTCTTTGATGAAGGAGAGAATCATATCGGAGTATCTTTTGATACTGCATGGAGTCCACCTACAGACTTCTTTCGTAAAATGGAAGACTCTCATGGTTACCAAGTTGAAGCAGAGTACTGTGAAATTGGTTGTGGTTTTGTTGGTACATACTCTGATGGTCATGAGCAAACTTACAGTTATTCTTGTAAAGAAGACTTAAAAGATATCCCTTCAGACTTAGTAGAAGGGTTCTGTCTTGAAGAAATCTTTGATGAAGATGAGGAAGAAAATGAGTAAATATCAGGTACAAATCGCTCGTAATGAAACTACTGTATACACATATGAAGTAAATGCTAAATCAGAAACAGAAGCAGAAGATAGAGCATATACTCTTTACAATCAAGGTGAAGAAGCTATCGATGAAGATGTAGTATATGGTGACGAATTTGTTCATGATATTACTAAAATAGGAAAATAATCATGGCTGATATTACAATGTGTCGTGATGAAACTTGTCGTCGTAAAGAAAGGTGTTATCGCTTTACTGCAAGAGCTACACCAGAGTATCAATCTTATTTTGTAGATAGTCCTCGCAAAGAAAAAGTATGTGAGTACTTCTCTGATAATCAAGACAAGACTAAACGATTAAGAAAGAATTGCGAATAAACAAACACCTAACCCAGCTCTAAGGGAAATCAAATGCAGAAGAAATATGTAGTAAGAAACAAAACAACAAAAGAAATAGTAGATACATACTATGTTCTGTCTTACGCTTTGATGATGGTTAAACCTAATGAGGAACTTATAGAGATAGTATATGAACGCACTTAAATGGTGGGGTACTGGATTATGTCTTGTTGGTATTGCACTAACAAGCATTAACATTTATCCTCTAAATATTGTATTTGGTTTTATAGGGTCTGGCTTATGGACTCTAGCAGGATATCTACAAAGAGATACCCCATTATTCTTAGTAGAGTTTGTTGCTACAATTATGTATGCGTTTGGTATTATTGCTTACTTAGTTTATGCACTAGTTAAATGGGGTTTGCTATGACTTTTTTTAAGGTTACTTTAGCTTGCTTACTGGCGATTGGTGTTATGAACTTAGCCAGTGTGTTAGTAGAGATGTCTCTGCGTAGCGATGTCTATGCTTGTAGCACTGATAAAGAAATATTACCTGCTGATGTTGCATTGCAGTGTAAACGATTAACTAGAGGACAATGGTGGCACAAATGATGAACAATGAACCAGTAGCGTGGATAAATAAAGATGAATACCATGAGTGGCTAAATTGGGATAAAAACACAACTATGCCAAGCAATATTCCACTCTATACCCATCCAGCAAAAGAACTAACTCTGACTGAAGATGAAATTGATGATGTATGGGCTGGTTGCTCTACTGGGGAATCAGAGTTTATTGATATGCATTTGTTTGCAGAAGCAATACTAAAAAAGGCACACAAAAAATGATTTGGATATTTATAGGAGTGTTTGTGTTTTTATGGTTGATGGGAGAAATTGATAAATGAACGCAAATGAACTAGCTGATGAATTAGATGATGCTTGTATTGAATTTAGTGGGGCTGTTTGGGTTCCGACATTTAAGCAAGCAGCCACCATGCTTCGCATACTCGATGGACAACTTGCATTCCGTATTGATGCTGTTACTAAATACCAAAAGAAGGTTGAAGAGCAACAAGCTGAAATAGAAGCGTTACAAAAAGAATGTGATTACTGGAACACGCTGGCTATTGAAAGAGGGAAGGCACAAGAGAAATGAGACTAGCAACTGACAAAGTATTGAGAGAGATTGAACAGTATTTAGACGAGACTTCTGAATTACCTTGGGGAACTGCTCATGTTATCCTGATGCAAGCCCAAGAAGTAATCGAGAGTCAGCGTAAACAACTAAGACATCTTGAAAAGATGGTAGTATGGGCTGAAGATATTACTATGACTGGAACTAATTCAGAGGAATATGAAAATGGTTTCTGGGATGCTGTTAACGAAGTTAAAATGGTTCAATCACAATACGGAATGTATGGGATGAACTGATGATTAAACTAAAAGGCTACATTACATATAACATTGGTGGTCCTTGGAATTGGCTTCGTATTGGTCGTATTAAAATTGAATACATCAAAGGAAAGAAATGACCTACAAACATAAACAACATGTATACCTTGCTGGTCCTATGGAAGGTCTTACATACGAAGAAATGAGTGAGTGGCGTAATGAAGCTACTCATTTACTTAACCTTGCTGATATAGATACACTAGACCCTACTCGTCGTATCTCCTATCACAATCAATTAAAGAATGACTATACAGCAGGTCGTGTAGTTAAGCATGACTTACAGGATATCGCATTTAGTTCTGTAGTATTAGCTAACCTTAAAGACTCCGTTCCAGGAAAGAAGTGGGGTACTGTCTGCGAGATAGCTCATGCACATACTAAAAATAAGATTATCATTGTAGTTACAGATGAGAATCAATTCAAACACCCATTCATTGAATTTTACGCTACGGAAATCTATCATGACCTTACAGACGCAATCGAAGCTGTTACAACTTATTACCAATAGAACTCTACCCAGAGATGGCAAGTTATTATCTACTCACTTATGGTTACAAACCTTTTGTGATGACTGTATTGAAGATGTGTACTACTTTACTGACGAAGAAGAAAATGTTACAGTAAAAACATGGTGCATTGGTGATGATGTGTGGATGGTGGAGACTGTATAATGCCTTATATTACACAAGAAGATAGAGAAGAAATGGTATGGAGGTCTCCTGAAAATGCTGGAGAACTTAACTATATTCTTACTCGAATTGTATTAGAGTATTTAACTTCTAATCCTGAAACAAGTTATAAAGCAAACTATCAGCGTTACAACGATGCTATGGGTGCATTAGAAGGTTGTAAATTAGAATTGTATCGTCGAGCTATTGCTCCTTATGAAGATAAGAAGATACAAGAAAATGGTGATGTATATTAATTAAAGGACACACAATGGAATATGTATATGACTTATTTGTAAATGGAGTTCGTAAAGAAACCCATGATCGCTTTGAGAAAGCAGAAAACGCTTACTTAGAATTGTGTGATCAAGAACCTCTTGCTACTATTAGCTTTGAGATTACAGGAGCTAATGGGTATCACTCTTATGGAGAAAGCTATACAGAGCTAGAAGCTGAAAGGCAACAGTATGAATATGCTAACACATTAAAAGAGCCTGAAGATTTCTTTGACCAGTATGCTCTTAAACATTCTGGTCTTGATGGGTATGTAGCTCATAAAGATTTTAATTGTACAGCAGTCACTATGACTAAAGATATGATTGAACAAACACCACCTTTTAAAGATGCAATCAACCCATCACACTATAAGGATGTCGTTCCAGGGTATCAATATGCTGAGATGATGGTGTATATGTTGGCTAATCAGACAGGAGTTAACTCTCACTTGTTAGGTCAAGTATACAAATACCTAATGCGTAATGGTAAGAAGGATGAGGAAGTACAGGAGCTTAAGAAAGCTCAGTGGTATCTCAATGCTCTTATCAACTACAAAGAACAAGGTAAAGTAATTGTATAAGTGGTTAGTAGTCTTAGGATTACTCTCAGCTAATTGCTATGGACAGGTTTACGGGTGGAATAACTCACCTTTAAATCCTATTAATAGTCCTTATGCTGTAGATAATTCTCCGTATAATCTCGATAACTCTCCTTATAATGTTAACAACAGTCCTTATAACTTTGAATCTCCTAACAATGTCTTTAATAATGATGGCGATTGGGTTGGTTATACTGTACAAACTCCTAGTGGGGTTAACAATTATTTTAACGCTGATGGAGATAGACTTGGCTACAACAACTGACCCTACACCTTGTGTAATACCTAATCAAGGTGCTAGTGTACCTAAACCTACACAAAAAGAAGTAGAAGCATTACTTACTAACAAATGTAACGGAAAATAATATGATTAAAGTAGGAAGCTTTACCGATAAAGTTGGTGGTAGAGAGCTAGTCTTTGATATTTTTAAATGTATTGTTGATGAGGTCTCTGATGTGTATGAGACTTCTTCAGGAAAACAAATGATTGATATTAAGATTGGTAATCAAACCTTTGTAGGTACTTATGATGCTCATGTACATGACTTCTTATTACAAGAGGAAGGTTCAGAGTCATTTGTTATCCTTTGGCGTAGTCATAAGGGTGGCTACATGGTATCCTATAACTGGAAGTACTGGGAAGACTACCAAGCAGGTGTCTTACAAGTATCTGATACTCCTTTAGTATCACCTAACAATACAACTAAAGAAGCCTTTGTTTACATGTGGCTTAACACTAAGACTGGAAGGAAATATATTGGATATCATGCAGGTAATCCTGATGACGGCTACATCGGTAGTGGTGTACAATTTCTGCAAGAGTACAACGCAAACCCATCTGACTTTATTAGAACAATTATTGCTCAAGGTGGAGACAAAGCTATGTACAAACTAGAGACTATGCTTATTCTCTTATTAGAAGAACAAGAAGGTTACTATAACTTAGGGAACAATTTAAAATGAAATATATTGATATTGAATTTAGCTTTAAATTAGCAATCGTTTTAGCAGTTACTATTGTATGTTGTACAGCTATTCGCTCATGCACCGAAGAAGATATTAATCGTAGAGAAGCCATGATTAAAATGGTTCAAGCAGGTCATGACCCTATTACTGTAGGATGTAGTTTCGGTTTTAATAGCACTGAAGCTCCACTATGTACTGCTCTTGCTTATAAGGATAAAAAATGATTACATCAACAGACATCAATGACATGGGTTACCAAGAGATTATTAAACAATACTCTAATGACTATGACACTAATGGTTTAATTTATTATATGGGGCTTGCAGCCGAAGCAGGTGAAGTACTCAATGATAAAGTTAAATCACTTAAGGATGGTAAAGTATTTAGTCAAGCAGAAATTGCTAGCGAATTAGGTGATGTACTGTATTATGTAACATCTATTGCTAGTGTTAATGGTATCAGCCTTGATACTTGCTTTCAATCTAATTTAGAAAAGATTAAATCACGAGCTAATCGTGCTTAACTACTATATAAAGTTGCAAGCAAAGATTAATCAGAACATTGATATGTTCATTAAGACAGGTGACCAACGATATTTTCTTATGATGATTGATTTATTATGGAGAAAGAATAAGATAGATGAACAATAATATTTATTTAGATGTGGCTGAAGTAATGGCTACTCAATCTAAAGCTAACAAATTAAAAGTTGGTTGTGTCTTGGTTAAAGATGATAACATCATTTCATTTTCTTACAATGGTACTCCAAGAGGTAATGATAACACTTGTGAGGATGAAGATAATAACACTTATCCTGAAGTAATCCATGCAGAATCTTATGCTGTTACTAAAGCTGCTCGTGCAGGTATCTCTACAGATAAAGCAGCAGCTTATGTTACACATGCTCCTTGTTTAAGTTGTGCTAAGATTATGTATCAAGCAGGTATTACTAATGTTATCTTCAGAAATGCTTATCGGTCAGATGATGGTATAAATTTCTTACAAAAACAAGGAGTTAAGGTGTTCTACCTACCTGAATGGAATAAACAAACGCAGTTAGCTCTGCTCTAAAGGATACCCCAATGGATTCATTAACAGCCCTAGTAATAGGGTTAATTTTATTAGCAGTATACACAACATACCTACTTAATCGACTTAAGTTTTTAGGGACACAATTAGTGGTAGCTCATGTAATGATTAGAGCTATGGCTAAAGACCTACATGATTTAGGTCATCCAATGATTGTGCTAGGGAAATCGAATGACAAAAACACTTGATGTATGGACTGACAATAGCACTAAACTTAAACTATCAGTACATAGTCTAGGTGATAACGAAGACTTAATTAAAACATTGTTTAGGTTAGTTATAGAGGACTATTGTAAACGATATGAAGTTACTAATAAGTATCCTAAGGCTAGAATTAATATTTCTTTTGTAATAGGTTCAGGTAATGAAGCTTCTGATGGTTCTTGCTCTTGGGCTTGTACCGAAGAGCTGATGTATATTCAACTATGGGATCCTGTATTATCGGGTCATGAAGAAACCAAATATGTTTCTGTTAAACTAATTGAAACCATCTGTCATGAATTTACTCATGCGGCTCAATTTCTTACTGAACGTAAAGCTCCTTCTACTAAAGGATATCTTGGTAAGAATTCTGGTTTGTCTAACCCTAGCTACGAAGGTAGTGCATGGAATGATGGCTATATGTTTAATCCTAATGAAGTAGAAGCTAGAGTCATGGAAAGTTATTATGCCTCTAAGTTTGGTTTTATCTTTGGAGACGGACCTAATGAACTCGCTGTACAAACAGTGTTACAAACCAAGCGGTAACAAAGTGTATTACCAATTCCATCGGTCAACTGATTCTTATTGGTTGATTGATGGATTTAATAAACGATTACTAGAACCCTATGGCAAGTTGAATGATGAACAAATAACTAATTTGTTTACTCGACTTAAGGACCTTGCGGGATATACAGAGGATAAACCTAATGAAGTTAGTATTTGATATTGAGACTAATGGTCTCCAACCTGATGTATCTATGATATGGTGTATGGTATGTATTAATCCAGACACTAATGAACAATTTATTTTCTCTGACTATGATTCAGATTACCCCTCACTAGATGAGGGTTTAAAATTCCTTAGTCAAGCTACAGTATTAGCTGGTCATAATATCTGTGGTTATGATTTACCTGTACTCAAACAATTAACTGGATGGGAACCTAAACCTACAGTTAAACTGTGGGATACATGGGTAATGTCTCAAGTAACCCAATACAAACGCAAACATAAGCATGGCTTAGAAGGCTGGGGTTCTTTCTTTAACTACCCTAAGTTAGAGTGGAATGACTGGTCTGGTTACTCTAAAGAGATGCTTGAGTATTGTATTCGAGATGTAATGCTTAATGTTAAGGTATACAAGAAGTTATCTGAAGATGCTATGAAGATTGCTAAAGTAAATCCTGCCTTCATTAAAGGTCTTGAGGTTGAAATGCAATTCTCTTTAATTGAAGCTGATATTCGTAATCGAGGTTGGAAGTTTAACCTAGAGAAAGCATATGAAGTAGCTAATGAGATTGGTAGTCGTATGACTCTAATCGAAGAGACTATGGAGCCTAAGATAGGTATGAGGACTCTCAAGCTCGATAAGCCTGATGAGTTCAAAGAACCTAAGTGGCGTAAGGATGGTTGCTATGCTGTTACTACTGCTAAGTACTTTGGTATTGAAGTAGAACGAGGTAAACAAGATAGACCTATTGAAGGTAACTACTGTCGTGTAGAATTTGCTCAAGCTTCTTTAGGTTCATTAGAGATTGTTAAAGATTATTTATATAGTCTTGGTTGGGTTCCTGATGAATGGAACGTAGAGCGTATCAATGGGAAGTTTGTTAACAAGTCTCCCAAGCTAACTGAATCTTCATTAGAACCTTTAGGTGAAGATGGTCTTATGCTCTCTGAATATTTATCTATTCGTAATCGTAAGTCTGTAGTAGAAGGATGGATTAAACAAGTAAAAGAAGGTGATGGTAGATTACATGGTAAGATGTGGACTGTAGGTACTCCTACATTCAGATGTCGTCATGAAGTAATTGCTAACTTACCTTCAGTAGGTTCTGCTTATGGAGAAGAACTTCGTTCACTATTAACATGTGAAGAAGGAACTTCTATTGTTGGTGCTGACTCAGCTGGTAATCAGATGAGAGGCTTATGCCACTATATCGGTAACGAGGACTTTACTAATGAAGTTATTAATGGAGATGTACATCAGCGTAATGCAGATGTTCTTGGTGTATCAAGAAAGACTGCTAAACCTTTTCTATATGCTTATCTGTTTGGTGCTGGTGCAGGTAAAATTGGATTAATATTAACTGGAAAGAGAGACACAAAAGTTGGACAACAAGCAGATGAAAAATTTAAAGCTTCAATCCCTGGATTATCCACTCTCAAGGATAAACTCAATGCTCAGTATAACAGCACTGCTAATAGGTTTGGTAGTGAGAACGCTAATATTCGTGGTCTTGATGGTCGTATTATCTTTGTTAATTCTGAACATCAAACTCTTAATTATCTTCTTCAAACTACTGAAGGCATTACCTGTAAAGCAGCTATGGTCTACGCAAGAGACAAGATCAGGGAAGCAGGGATACATGCCTACCCCATTATACACTATCATGATGAGATGGCTTGGGTATGCAAAGACGATGATGCCGAAGCTGTAAGAGGTATTTGTGTAGAAGCTTTTAGTGAAGCTCCTAAGTGGTTTGGTGTCACCTGTATGGGTGGCGAAGGTAAGATTGGAAAGAACTATGCGGAGGTTCATTAAATGAAAGCATTCCCAACAGCAACTAGAATAAATAAAGAAACATTTGATTCGGGTATGGAATTAAGAGATTATTTTGCAGCTAAAGCTATGGAAGCTTTTCTTACTGAATTAACACACAAAGAAGCTGTTTTTACTTTTAAATCAGTTGCAGAAACAGCTTACTTAATGGCTGATACTATGATGGAGGCTCGTAAATGAGAGCACTAATTGATGCTGATAGTATCATCTATACAGTAGCATTTGTAAATAAATCACCTAGTCTTTGTAAAAAAGCTTATGAAGATAAGATTAAAGAGATTATGGATAACACAGAGGCTACTAGTGGGTTAGTCTTCCTTAAAGGTCCTGATAACTTTAGGTATTTAGTTGATCCTGATTATAAAGGTCATCGTAAAGATGGTCTAGAAGATGATGTTAAAGAACGTATTAAGATGCTTTACGAATACGCTAATGACTCTGCTATTCTCTCCGACAATGGGGAGGCAGATGACTATGTTCATATTGCAGCTTATGAGTCTCGTACTCTTGGTGATGACTATGTAGTATGTTGTATTGATAAAGACTTACAACAAATTGCTGGTCTTAATTATAATTATCGTACAGGTGCTTTTAAATTAATTACCGATGAGGATGCTTATCGCTTTACTATGAAGCAATTCCTTACAGGAGATGCTACAGATAACATCAGAGGTATCCATAAGTTAGGACCTAAGACTGCTGATAAGCTATTAGACCCTGTTTCTATTGAACAACTCTGGGATACTGTCGTTAAAATATGGTCAGAGAAACATCCACGAGATGAATGGAAAGAACCATTCACTAAGTGTGCTAACAATATCTACATTCGTAGATCAATAGAAGCACTAAGACCAATGACTTATGAAGAGCTAGAGGAAGATTTTAAATGGATACAGGACACTGGCAATGGTCAGGAGATGACTTCAACGTTGCAGACTACTGTGGATTCGTCTACATCGTCAGATGTAACCACCCAGATGAACGAAGACTTTACATCGGAAGAAAGTTCTTCCACATAAACTTCGGTAAGAAGCGTAAGCAGAAGGAAGGTCCTTGGCGTAAGTACTTAACTAGTAGTGAGAATGTAAAGGCTTCTATTAAGAAGTATGGTAAAGAGTTCTTTACATTTGAGATGGTTGGTATTTATAATACAAGAGCTGGGGTAGTTAACGCTGAAGTAGAGTTACAATGGTATGCTAATGTTCTTCATACTGAATATGAAACAGATATGAGAGCATACTGGAATGGTAATATAGGAGCTATTAAGTTTATTTCTAAGGAGAAAGTAAGTGAAGAACATCGTAGAAGAATTCGACAAGCATACCAAGAACACTTTCTTATGGACACAAAAGAAAAAGAAACAATTACAAGCCAAGATTAGAAGGGCTTTTGTAAGAACAAAGAAGGATAAAAATGTCTAGATGGTATCATACTAACTGCCCTAAATGCGATTCATCAGATGCATTTAGCTACAAAGATGGTGATGACTTCGGTTACTGTTTCAGTTGCTGTAAGTCCTCTCCTATTAACCCAACCTACATTAAAGAAGATTACTCATACGATATGCACACAATTCCAGAGATTCAAGACTACGATACACGAGGATTCCAAGAGCGTGGTATCACTAAGGTAGTAGCTAGTCACTTCGGTGTTAAGGTTTCTTACGCTGAAGATGGTACTATTGCTTCTCACTTCTACCCTTACACTAAGAAGGGTTCTATTGTAGCCTACAAAGAACGTAAGCTACCTAAACAGTTTGTTATTCATGGTGACTTTAAAGATACAGAACTATTCGGTCAGAACATGGCTCAAGGTTCTAAGACTTTAGTTATTACTGAAGGCGAACTAGATGCTATGGCTGTATCACAAGCACAGTACTCTAAGTATAGTAAGTTCTTTCCTGTAGTAGCTATGCCTAGTGCATCAGCAATTAACCTAATCCTTGAACAACGAGAGTGGATTCGTGGGTTTGAGTCAGTAATCCTTATGCTGGATAACGATGAAGTTGGTCAGCAAGCAACTCAGAAATGTGCTAAAATTATAGGATTCGATAAGGTAAAAGTTGCTAGTCTACCAGAGAAAGATCCTTGTGAAGTTCTTATTAAGCATGGTGGTGATATGCTTATGAAGTGTTTGTTTGATGCTAAAGAGTTTTCACCTGTAGGAGTACTACGAGGTGATTCTATCTGGGATCATTTCAAACAACTACAGAACACTGTATCTTTACCTTATCCTAAATGTCTTGGTGGTTTAAATACTAAACTAAAAGGAATTCGATTGGGTGAGATTACTTTGTTTACTTCAGGTACTGGTTCAGGTAAGTCCACTGTTATTAAAGAGATCGTATTAGAGATTCTTAAAGAGACTCCTGATATGGTAGGTATGGTATCACTCGAAGAATCTATTGGTGATACAGCTCAGAAGTTTATTGGTATGGCTCTTGATAAGGCTAACCTAGAAGAGATCTCTGAAGAGGATAAGTACAAAGGCTTTCAACAAGTATTCGGTGATGAACGTTTAGTACTACTTGACCACCAAGGTTCTGTAAGTGATGAGTCTTTAGTTGATAAAATTGAACACCTAGCTTTAATGGGTTGTAAATATCTTATCCTTGATCACATCACTATTGCAGTATCCGAAGGTGCTAAAGGTAAAACAGGTAATGAAGCAGTTGACTCTATCATGAGTGACTTACTTAAGATTACTAAGAAGCATAACATCTGGTTAGGTATTATCTCTCACTTACGTAAAGGTGAAAAGCCTTTTGAAGAAGGTAACTTACCTACGATTGATGACATTAAAGGTTCAGGCTCTATCAAACAAATTTCATTTGATATCGTAGCCTTTGCTCGTAACATGATTGCAGCATCAGATGAAGAACGTAATACTATTCGTCTGCGAGTTCTTAAATCACGACACACTGGTCAGACAGGTGATTGTGGTTTTACTAAGTACAATACCGAGACAGGTCGCCTAGGAGAGGCAACACTGTTGGACTTTGATGTAGCTTAACCGAAAGGAACTATGAATCCCTCCTCGTATCTATTAGAAAAAGTAGGCAGAGTTATTCTTGACTCTGATAAAGCTTACAATAAGGGTGCTAAGATACTCAAGGCTTTCCCTGAATGGGAAAGTTCTATTGAGAGATTTATTGCTGAGTCTTGGGATATCCTCCTTAACTATTGCTCTACTCCAGCTAGAGTAACTAAAGGAGGTAGCCTTAAGTCTTATGTGAAGTTAACTAATGTGTCTATCCAGATGGGTGTTAACATCTGTAGACAGATTGATCAAGATGAAACTGATCCTGGAATTACTCTGGGTATCGGTGATCTTATGTTAGAAACATTCTTACAAGATGGTCTCATCGATATCTTCCGTGAGTATGACGGACGCAAAGCTCCGTATGTAGTATCAGTGGTTAATCAGCCATTGAATATTAAACCTGTTCTTAAAGGAACTGTGTTTGGTAAGCCTGCTCCTATTGATGGGTTGATTAGTGCTATCACTAAAGAACCATACATCAAAGGATGGAGCAACAGAAAGCTATTTAAAGAATACTTGGATAAACCTTTTATCCAAGCTATGGAGAACCTAAGACAACAGTCTTGGGAGATCAACAAGAACGTATTAAATGTTCTTAAGAAAAACAGAGAGCAGTTTGTTACTGATACTCTGCAAGTAGTAGATAAGCATGGTGAAGTATTTAAATACAATATTCACTGGGAAGATGACCAACTACCTGTCAAGAAACAATTCTGGCACTTAGATGGTACAAAGTTTCTTCGTAAGAAAGATCCCAGAGTACAGCGTGCTTTGTCTAAGCTATTTGAATTCGATCAAGTAATTAAGAAGGCAGACCTCATTAACGATTATGATATGCCTTTCTATCAGGAAGTTTCTTGTGACTATCGAGGAAGGATCTATTATGCTGAATCGTTTATGGAGTTCCAAGGCAGTGACTTGGCTCGTGGATTATATCTCTTCAATGACAAACGAGAGTTGTCGGAAGAAGGTCTACGATGGTTGTATATACATGCTGCTGCTTGTTACAATCAGTCTTATACCATTGATGAACTTAAATCCCTTACTTGGACTACTACTGATTATATTTCTTATCTGGAAGATGAACAGTTAGATACTATCTCTGTAGATAAAATGACACTGGAAGACAGGATTAAATGGGTTGAATATAACCTAGATACTATTCGTCTTGCTGGTCTTCAGTCTCAACTCTTCCCTGAAGCTGAAAAGCCTATCTCTTACTATGCTGCTTGTGTAGAGATTGCTGAGTACCATTTAAGTAAGCTTAGTGGTGTTCCTTATATGTCTGGATTACCTATTCCTATTGATGGTAGTAATAACGGATGGCAACATCTTGCAGCTATGTCTAAAGATAAACAAGCTGGTACATTGGTTAGTCTTACTCCCACACCTATCCAAAAAGATTTCTATGTAGCAGTAGCTAAGTCATTGATTGAGTTAATGCCTACTTGGTTTGATGAGAGACAGATTCCTATGAAGCATATCCGTAAGGGTATTGCTAAGAGGGGTTCTATGACTCGTGCTTACTCAGCAGGTAAAAAGAAGATTCAATCTAATATGTACGATGACTGCCACGTAGAAGGATATACTAACAAGTATAATATCACTGAAGAAGATACTGATTTACTATCTGGTAACTTAATCAAAGCTATTAATACTGTTTGTTCTGGTCCTCTTAAGACTACTAAATATCTTCAGAAGATTATTGACCATGAGTTAAACTCTGGTGAGCAAGGTATAGAGTGGTTTACTCCTTCTGGATTCCCAGTTAAATATAAAGTTTATTTACAACATGAAAGACGTTACCAAGGAACAATCAAAGGCATTAACAATAACAAGTCTATATCTCACGTTGTTAAGGTGGATGTACGTAATAGGGACACCAATGAGAAAGTACCATGCCGTAGATCCTTTGCCTCAGGCATTAGCCCTAATGTTGTTCACTCCTATGATGCATCACACATGGCTAATACTATCACTCATTTCGGTGGTTCTTTTGGGGCTGTCCATGACAGCTTTAGTACACATGCTAATGATGTCG